GCGAATGTGGTGATGCCCCATGAATTGATTGAGAAGGGTCTTGATTATCGGACAACCACTGATGAACATGACATTAATGAGGGTCAGTGGGTTTCGATTCTTAAAGAGGCAGAGAAGCAGGGAGGATTGGGAAAGGCGGTGGCGATGTGTGATTTTAGTGGAAGCATGGATGGATTTAGTGGACGTATATCTGCACAACCTAAGTTGATTTCATTGGGTCTCGGTATTCTGATTTCGGAATTGACGCATCCTGCATTTCGTCATCACATTCTAACCTTTGATGCCGAACCCAAATGGCATGCTTTTCAGAAGGGTGCAACACTACAAAAAAAGCTCAAATCCATTTCAAGTCGACTGGGACAAGGGCTCAACACTGATTTCTACAAGGCGTGTATGTCTATTTTGGATCGTATGGTGAAGCATCGTGTCCCTGTAGGTGAAGAGCCAGAAGATTTGATTGTCCTTACCGATATGGGTTTTGATGCAGCTGCCATGGATCGAGGACAGCCATCACGTCCCTTTCAAATCGAGAGCATTCGCACGCTATTTGTAGAAGCAGGAGAGAAACTCTGGGGTCAGGGCAAAGGTTGGAAGGCGCCTCGTATCGTCGTTTGGAATTTGCGTGCTGAATATAAGGATTTTCATGCGAAGGCGCATCAAGAGGGTGTTGTTGAACTATCGGGTTGGAGTCCCAATGTGTTGAAGGCGCTACAAAAAGGTCCTATTCAAGTGACAACACCCTATCAGGGCATGAGAAAGCTTCTGGATGATGAGCGATATGTGAAAATCGCTGAGACATGGTTCTGCCCTTCCAACGATATAAGAGAGCGGCGTCAGAACTTAAAGGGTCCCCCCTTTTGATGGGTAGGAGGATCTATATGTGTGTTCGTACAGCAAACAAAAATACACAATTTATGTACGGGCATCGATATATGTAATAGCGAACACAGTTAGCATATAGTCCTCCTCGTATCCTGACAGCAATACCCATAAACAAATCATGTCACGATTTTATAAAAGGATACAGCATGGAATGAATCTTTTATTTGTAGTGTCCATACAGCAAAATAATAACTATTTTTTATAAAAATACTGAATTTCAGGTATCGTTTGTTTTTTCTCTTATTGAGGCTTCATGATGCATTTTGACGTAATTCATGGAGAGCATAGGGGTACAGTAGAACCGTTATCTGAAAGAGGATGCAGAAAGATAAGAGAGGAGTTCCATTCCACGTTGGAAATATCATAACGTTACGACATTTACATTGGTAATAGGCATTTTAATGAGTGACAATACCACTGTTCGAGTAGAGCACCTACGTGCTCGTAGGTAGAATGGCTTTGTAAAGGGCGTGAAGTATACTATTTCTGTTTTGTTTCTCTGATAGAGAATGAAAACATAAATATTTGTGTTGAATGGATTGTTCTTTAAATATACATTCTAAGAAAATGTCATCCGACGAGGAAAATGAAATCGTGGAGCCTCTGTTCGAAGAACAGAGTATCCTGCCTCAAGGAGGCAGAGATCCAGATTCCAAAGTAGTTTCGATTGCTGTCCAGCAAGGTCAAAAGCGTCGTGTGATGAAAGGGATGACCTATAACATTGATGAAAAACACGGATACATCTATTTGGTTCGCACTCGTGAATTCAAATCATTGAATCGTCAGGTATACAAAGTGGGAATGACATCCCAGTGTCCTGATACACGAATCACACGCCTTCATAAATATACGAAGGGGTCTGAAATCTATCTTGTATTACAGTGCCACGTTCTGGATGTGAAACTGATTGAAAAGGACATTTTAGCAGAATTCTGCTTACGTTATGATCCTGGTCCTGATGGATCCGAAGATTTTATCATTCCTACGGCGCGCGAACTGCTCGATGCCAAACAATACATCATGGATATCATAAAAAAATATGAGGAAAAACGAATTTAAATTAATATTTATATTATACCTTTTCTTATTTAAGTGCCCATTTTATAAGATTAAAATGTTATTTATATATATATTATGAAAATAGTAATTAATTCACACTCTAAATCAAATATTGCTTTACAGCATTTATTAGAAAGTTTAAAGGAAAATGATATTAATTATTGTGATGTTATTGTTGTTATCGGTGGATATTATCATTTAAATAATTATGAAATTACTAAAGATGAAAATATTACATATATTCGTGCTAATCATAATAGTATAGATTTTACAGGATTAATAACTTTGTTGGAATTATATAATAATACAGATGAATATTATGTATATTTACACGATACTTGTAAAATTGGTAAAAATTTTTATAACAAAATAAAATCAATAGATTTGACTAATGTTTCATCTATAAAAATACATAAAAACTATTCAATGAATATTGGTGTATATTCACAAAAAATAATTAATGAATTTAAAGAATTTTTATTAAGTAAAAAAAATACTGATGAAAATAAATGTATGCAATATAAATCTGTTAACTATAATGAAGACTATATATTTAATAATGATGCAAATAATAAGCTATTAGATAATTATGATGGTTCGAAATACACAGGACCAATCGATTATTATAATACTGGAACTATGAGACGAGTTGAACATTATCCAAATTTGGATTTATATAAAATGAAAGCAAATTGGAGTCAAGGAACTTGGACTTTAAATAATTAAATGGGCGTTTTAAATAAGAAAAATGTAATAATAAAGATTTGAGTATTGATTTTAAATTTTTAAATAAAAACATTTATTATTTCTAAATAGACCATTTTGAAAAAACCCAAAATACTAGAATATCATATTAATCCAATAGAAGGATTTGTTATTGAACGATTTTATTCACTTATCTTTGAGTAATGATGTAGAAAATGATCTGCTACATTCAATGCAGCATCAATTGCTCCGTCCATATTATAATATTTGTAATTTGCCAATCGTCCTACAAAATAAATACCTTTTTTCTCATCCTCTTTTGCTAATTGTTGATATTGTTCATAAATTTTTTTATTCGCATCCGTTGGAACTGGATAATAAGGATCACCCTCTCCCACAGTATATTCTTTCACAATGGTTGTCTTACCAGGTACTTTCTGATCTAGAAAATGTTTATACTCTACAATTCGTGTATATGGCTCTTTATCAGAGGGATAATTAACAACTGAATTTGTTTGAAATTGATCTATCTCCAATTCTTCAATTTCAAATACAATAGAACGATACTCCAATTTAGGATAATGATAGGATTGATAATATGTATCAATCGGACCTGTATAAAAAACAGAATCGTATTTTTCTCGCATGGAATCCTCATATTCAGTATCTAATGTTACTGTAATGAGTGGATGATCTATCATTTTTTGAATAAATGCTGTATATCCATGTGTAGGAAGGGCTTGATATGTATCAGAAAAATAATGTGGATCATTTGTGGTACGTACAGGAATACGTTCCAATACACTAGGATGAAGTTCATTTGGATATTTATTCCATTGTTTATAAGTATATTGTTTAAATATTTTTTCATATAATTCTTTTCCTACACGATTTAGTGCTACTTCCTCACTATTTGCAGGTTGAGGATAGGATTCTGTATGTTCTTCAAGCCATTGTTTCATTTCTTCTTCTGATGTAATGGATTCATTACATAGTTGATTTACGGTATCAATATTCACTGGAATTGGAAATAGTGATGTATCAATCTTTCCAATTACTTTATGATACCATGGAGTCCATTCTGAATATTGATTCACAAATTTCCATACTCGTTCAATATTGGTATGAAAAATATGAGCCCCATATTGATTGATACGAATTCCATTTGAATCAATATAATCATAACAATTTCCTCCAATATGATTCCGCTTTTCAATGATATGGATGGAATATCCTTTTTCTGCTAATTGACGTGCGATCGTACATCCTGATAATCCAGCTCCAACAATTAAAATAGGTTTCATCTTCTATAAAAATAGATTATATCTTTAAGTATGATATATTAACACGATAGAATCTTAAGCTTTCGATCGCCACTGCGCATTACATACGTTACAGATGTAAAGAAATTTCATATTAATGGCGTCATACTTCAAATAAATGACATCCTTTTCTTTTCCAGATGTATTAGTGTCGCATCCAACATTGGGGCATTTAATCGTGTTCACGTGAGGAAGTGTCGGATCATTCTTTGTAAACTCGTTCATGAGAATTTTGTATCCCTCCGAGGTCTTCTCTTTCAAATCGATTTCAAGAATAAGACCACCTTGTTGATCTTGATGCTGATATCCACAATTACGACAAATTCGTCGGAGTGTCTTTTCTACTTTATTGGATGACTTGTCAGCACTTTCCACATCCTGTTGATCTAGATACAAATAGTATTTACACGTCGGGCAAAAGTCGGTTTCTTTCATGGTTCCTACTCCTATTTGTTAGAACCTTTTAAATCAATTTTTGTGAGTTTTGCATTTATGAACCTTTATTTAACATAATATATTATCTCATTCTTATCCATTGTATTAATTATACATTATATGATAATGAGTGATTTCGTATGAATAAAATTTGACTGATCCAAAAAGGGATGTCAGGTCGTAACAACATGCCGCCGACACTCACTGATAATTTCCTAGAAACCACGCTGGGCGTCTTTCTTGACTCACACCGAGTCATCGAAAAAGGTGATCCATGCTCCTTTACGGGAATGGGAACGATGCGCGGAAAATTCATGGTCAAAGATGAAGAATACCAAACCTTTCTCGATCTACTCCATGAATACCTGTTTACTCAGCAACGTCGCCCCCTTAATCTAGTGGAGCAGCGTCGCTGCGATTGGCAGACACCCATCTTGATTGATCTGGATTTCAAATACCCAGCCGAACGAGCCATTGAACGACAATTTGAACTATCTCACATCCACGACTTTGTTCGTGAATATGTTACAAACATTACCCACTTTTATGACTTGGAGGACCATCAACCCCTCCGATTCTTTATTACCTTGCGCCCTGCACCCTATGAAGACAAAAAAGTAAACTCGCTTCAACGTGCCATCAAAGACGGTGTTCATATTCAATGCCCCGATCTCATTCTCTCTTCTGAACATCAACAAGTACTTCGTCACCGCTCTCTTGAACATCAAAATCTGACTTCCACCTTTAAGAACACAGGATACATCAATGCTGAAAAAGACATCTTTGATGAAGCCATCGTAAAAAAGAACGGCTGGTTCTTCTATGGCGAATCCAAACCTGACATTCCCGCCTATCATCTCGCCTCTGTCTACGTCTACGATCCGCACACCAAAACATTCTACGAAGAAGATGAATCCATCTATCAACCTCGTCAACTGCTCGAACTCTTATCCATTCGTTATAATCTTCGCCTACAAAGCGTTCCCTTTGACGAAAAAACACAGGAAGAATGGAAATCACGTTTAGACTACTGCACAGGAAAGAAATCCATGCTTCCTGTTCTCGAAGACGCTCCTCTTGATGTCCCTGTTGTTCATCTCACCAGTAATAATGTCTGCGAACAATTGGAGCGTGACACCATCTCCATGGCAAAACAACTCGCTCTTCAATGCTTGACCGCCGAACGAGCAACTTCTTATGCTACATGGATTGAAGTAGGATGGTGCCTTCATCACATCGATCCTTCCCTGGAAATGTTCGATGTCTGGATGGAATTCAGCGCTAAATCCATGAAAGCAAGTGAAAATAACATTGCTGCTCTGCAACGTGATTGGCAGCGTGGATGGAATCGTCCAGGTTCCGATCGTCACTTTACCATTCGCTCCCTTCACATGTGGGCAAAAATGGATAATCCAAAGAAATATCGCAAAATCATGAATGAGAGCTTTGTGGACTTTGTGGAGAGAGAAGTGGATGCAACTCATACTCACATTGCCCGTCTCATGAAGAAAATGTACAGCAATAATTATTGCGCATCCGTCGATTCAAAGAAAGTCGAGTGGTTTGAATTCACTGGAAATTGTTGGAAACGGTTGCCACAAGGCATTGATCTTCGTAACAAAATGACGACGGAAGTGGCGCAGGTGATTTCCGATACACGTACGAAGATCCGCAATCGTCTCACCAATCTGGGAAATGATGAACGCAGCTTTGAAGAAACACGTATGAAGAAAATGACCAAGATCGAACAATGTCTCTATACGTCTGGCTTCAAAGATGCGGTGATGAAAGAGTGTATTGGACTCTTCTATGAAGAGGACTTTGCCTTGAAGCTGAATTCCAATCAATATCTCATCGGTTTCAATAACGGTGTGATTGACTTGCATTCCGTTCGTACCAATGACGATGATGCCAAAGAATACGAAGTCATCTTCCGCAAAGCAGAGCCTACTGACTTTATTACCTTTATGGCAGGACGATATGCGACCAAGAATTGCGACCCTATTGACTATATTGAATACAATCCTCGAGACAAGGAACAAGCCATCATTCACGCTGAGATTGATGACTTCATGGCAAAACTCTTTCCTCGTGTCGAACTGCGTCACTACATGTGGCGTAAACTAGCATCTTGTCTCGAAGGTGCCAATAAAGAACAAACATACGAAACATGGATTGGTGTGGGTGGCAATGGTAAGTCGAAGCTAGTCGATCTCATGTCGATGGTACTCGGCGATTACGCATCATCCCTTCAGTCTACTGCGATGACACGAAAGCGACCTGAGGCAGGATCGGCGAATCCTGATATCATGGCGATTCGTAATAAACGTTTCATCTACATGGCAGAACCAGATGACCGAGAGCCACTGAATACATCACGTATGAAGCAATTCACGGGCGAAGATGACGTAGAAGCTCGTGGACTCTATGAGGACCAGACCAAGTTCAAAATTACGGGCAAAATCTTTATGTTGTGTAATGCGTTTCCAGCGATTAATACGATGGACCGTGGTACATGGCGACGTGTTCGTGCGGTTCCATTTGAATCTAAATTCGTGGATCCAGGTGTGGAGGAAATTAATGAAAAGGAGAACATTTATCGCCGTGACAATAAATTGGATGCGAACATGTACCGTTGGCGAACTCTCTTCATGTCTCGTCTGGTTCATATCTACAAAACGGAATATCTCCCTCATGGTCTGGGACAAATCCCCGCTATTGTGACACAAGAGTCGAGCAAGTATCAGGAGTCGTTTGATTCGGTGGCGAAATTCATGAAGGCTCGTATTCGTGAAATTCCGAAAGGAGGATATGAAGCGGAAATCAAAGATATCTTTCGTGTCTATAAAAATTGGTACGAAGGCATTGGTGGCGGAGTCGGACGAAAATTGTCACAAACCGAGCTCTACAAACGCCTCTCAGATAAGTGTGGAGAGCCTTCCAATAAGAGATCCTTCAAGCAATTACGATTGTTTGAAGATGATAATGATATGGAACAGTTTGAAGCTGAAATGGAATGAATGGAATAAATGGAATCCTAAGAAATATAATACAGGACTACTCCAACGACAACACTGAGAATGGCACTATTCATAAGTGCCTTAGAAAAATCAGATGTATTAAATTCACCATTGTTTACAATGGAAAAATAATAAATACCGATACAAAGCATAAATAAATAGGATATGGATAATACTGCAAGAGTGTAATCTTCAATAAAATGTAATATTTTTTTCGGTTGTTTTTCAGGAAGGGTTCGTTTCACGTCTGTAAAATCACGATTTGCACGTTCAATGATAGATTCTTTTTTATTAATATCCTGAATTAAGTTCTCTTTCTTATTTGCAAGATCAATATTGCGATCACGTATCTGTTTTGTAACGTCACTATGTCCATAACTTCCAAACATGGAATCACCTATGGAAAGGGAATCCATTACATTAGCACTAAGAGATTTGATATCCTCTTTTAGATGGAGGGTATTTGTAATAAATTTTTCTTTTTTTGTCATTTCTTCTGGGCGAGAACAATTCGTAATTCCTCTTGAAATGGTCTCAATGCTTGTGGGCAATGCACGACAAGTCGCTGGATTTGTCGTAACCACTGAATTAATTGAACTCGACATAGAATATCCTACTATGTTTCGGATATAATGTTTTGTAAAAAATAGTTATATGTTTTACAAATCATATATCTTATTATGATTTCTAGACAACCGGTGCTCCTTGCGCTGGATTTGCGGATGATGGCATAACATTACTTATATTTTCTCCTGCTGACATTACACTCTTTTGAGCATCTTGAGCATATTGAGTAAGAGCTGCTACGCCTGATGTATTATCATCCATCATACCTGGACATGATGGCACAGGAATCTTTCCATATTTGCCACCAAAATTCTTTCGGTTCCAGTATCTCTTATTACGTAAAAGATCAGTGTATTGATAACGATTCATAAGAGTGAGTACAAAAATGATAATCAATAAGGCGGCGAATGATCCGCAAAAGGATGCACTCATGATTCCCAATTTCCAAAGAACAACACAGAGTAGCAATCCTGAAAGCGCAATAAATAGCGAGGAATATACAAATAATGTATCATTTTTATTACCAACTGTCCATTCATTCATTTCATTTTTACGACTTGCTAAATTTTTATCATTTGTTACTGTCGTCGCCATACTCTTTTGATTATTATAGACTTGATCATGTATCGAGGAAAGCTCTTTGTTTCGTTGATTATACATAAGCACGGATTCCTGTGATTTGGATGCTCGATTTAAATCTCCGTAGACTTTATTAAATGTATTGTTCTTTTGCTTTACAATGTCATCATAAACAGAAGCTTGTTGTTTTTGTAAGAAAGCTTGTAATTGAGCGGGATTATTCCTGAATGAACCAAGTGCTGTGGCTAATTCCACATCTTGGGACATCGATGTACTTTTAATAATCGCATCTAACCCTGCCATTCCTAGATCCTCATCAGAAATTATATCATTCCTCTTTTTTATTCATTGCCTGCCGCCTTATAAATATATACCAATAGACCCAGTGTAACAATATTTAAGAAACTATATAATTTAAGCAAATTATCGGTATACTTTGCCTTTTCCTCCGTGTACTTTACCATTTCTTTTCGGATGTTGGTTACAGCTTCACCTGTATTAATAATTTTATTTTGCTTATCTAAACTTTCCTTTTGTGCTTTAATTTGTTTGTTATATTTTTCAATTTCATTCTGGATACTATCGGATGTGGTAAGCATATTTTCCGTAATCGAATTCATGATTTGTGTCATATCATTTAAACGCAAATTTAACATTTTTGTTGTATTCAAATAGCGTTCTACAACCGCCTTTGTATCTGATGTATTAGAAAGATATCCACTGCGAATCGCACTAAATACCTTATCAAGAGCATATTTATAACGTGATTCATAAAAACAATATTCCGTTTGAAGATTCTGTATCAACGTTTGTTGTTTTTTAATAAATTCTTCTGGTGTATAACTTGTAGGTGATGGAATGATACCAATCGATTTTAAATTAGTAACAATCGTAGAAAGAGCGGTTTGTGTTAATTTACCCTTTGCATCTCGATCGGAAGAAGGATTGGGAGAACCTGGCAGGACCCCTATATTCGTCGCATCACCAAATGTTGCACTCAGTTCGCTATCGGTTGATATCGTTTGTCTTGGACAAATTGACATGCCTACTACCATGATAGGCTGTTTTAATTATCCAAAGATGCCTCCTACTTTTAACCCTAAAAAGAGAATCACTATCATACATGCTCCAACAATCGCAATCCATGTTACATTATTTGTAAAAAAAGAAGTGAGCTGGTACCAAAAGGACAAAGATAATGCTGCCATTTCCTCATTGGTTACTCCAAGCACGGGCTGCATCATTCGTAATAGCACAAGTCCTATTCCCACAAATACAATAGATAAAACCCATAAATAGGGGATCATGTTTCGACGAACGGGACGATTTAATATAAAAAGTTGATGGGTAGTTAGATCTGTGTCTCTGGACCGGAGCAATTCCTCCCTTGCCACAGCACTTTCTACATCCGTTTTTATCTCCTCTTGAATCCGTTGTAGACCATTAATTTCCTTTTGTAAGGTTCCTGTTTCCGTTAATAAATCGGACATATTATTGTATTTTGCCTGTTCTTTTACAAATTTTAATATATCATCATTCAATGACATATACTTTGTTTTAATTTGTTCCGCTTCTTGTGATAATCGAATGACATCTGCATAATCTGGATTCACATTCGGATCTGAATTTTGAGAGAGTCCGCCCTTTGAAATATATCTTGCTGTAGCAGCATCTAAATTTGCGACAAGTTGCTCGATATTATTACGAGTTACTAGTGTATTGAAGCGATCTTGAAACTCTGTCTTTTTTTCCATCCATTTTACATCCGCCATGATTCTCCTATCGTTCCTTTCGTAATTTCATTTCTTCTTTTTCTTCTATTTGACGATGTATGGTGGAAAGACAATACATCATAAAAAATAGGAAAGTTGTAATAGGAAGAAGCATATATGCGATTATTAAGGGGCACATACACGATAAACAATTGATTCACCTGATGATGCGCTCGCTCGTGTAATTTTAACTATGTCACCTGGTACCACTCCAATGCAACGGGCAATGGGATCTATATGGAACTTGATTTCTGGAAATTTTGATTTTGAAGTGATGTACATGGACTCCATCAATTGCTTGTGTTCCGCCTCAGGTACGATTTCATGCTTCGGAACCAAGACATGATTCAATGGATTCACCACCAGCATATAAATGCTAAAGAAGGAGACTCGCAATTTTCGTCGTACCTTTTCTACTCGATCCACCGTCTCCTCTTTTAGTTTCATATACTGCTTCAATGCAATCAAATGATGTGCATCTGTCACTGCTCCTGACATCATCACAATCACCTCCGTATTCTCTGACGCATCGTCTAGAATGTCATCAAAGAACGTATCTAGCTTCTGACGACTAATGTTCGCATATCGTACCTCACATACCTTCGTTGCATCACTTTTCTTAGAAACCTTAAAGCTCAAACCCGTAAACGCAGCTGCTGCGGCTGTTGCCTCTGCCGGGGAAAATTTACGATAGGCAGCAACATCATAATCACGAGCCTCCAGAATGTCCAGTAGCGATTGACGGCTACGATAAATGTTATCGATGAATACAAAGTTATCCGCCATTTTCTTTAACAACACAATTGAATTTTAGGTAGTCAAATTTATATCAAATGAACTATTCCAATTTAGTGATGGTGATTGGTTGCATCGCTGAAGGCTGTCCATTACCTCCCATTGCTGACAAATACCCTCCACTTGCTGGTGTATATTGTTGTACCATCGGACCCATTGGACCCATATTCATTCCTCCACGATACATATTTCTACGAATTGGACGACCTCCCATCAAACCATCCGCCATCAAACCATCCTCCTCAAATGCAGCCTTATCCGTTCGAACCGCAATCATCGGTCCCATTCCTGGAATCGTTCCTCCTTCTACCACACCATCTTGATGAGGTGATGCCGCATATGATCCGACTGGCATTCCAAAATCTGGCGCCATCATTCCGCCCATTGGAGACATACCTTTCGATCCGACTGGCATTCCAAAATCTGGCGCCATCATTCCACCTGTCTGTGGTATAATGATTTGATTTCGTAGTTGCATTTGGGGTTGCATTTGCTGAAAGCCCTGACCCATTTGTGAAAATTGCTGGGATTCCATTTGATCTTGACCTTGACCTTGATCCAGTTGAATGATTTCTTCTCCATTTTCATCCAATAGTCGCTCTTCCTGAATCGCATCTAACTTCGCCTGCTCCTCCTTCGATAAATCATTGACCTGTGCACCTATCGAACGTAATTGTTTCACTGTTAACGAGACGACAGGCATATCTTCCACATACGCAGGTGCAACAATCGGTGGTAAATTTATTTGTGGAAGATTCTCTACGACTTTACTAGACGTTCCCGAAAATTCAAATGGTGTCAATCTCTGAAATCCACTCGTTGTCATAAAACGCATTGCCATATTCAAATACGATTCCTGTTCATGTGTAAGGAGCTTTGTCGAATAAGGGATTTCCACTTGAACAATGCGTGATTTCGGACGTCCAAGTGGTGGAAGAATCTCTAAATTAGCAACGGTGTTTCCTGTATACTTCACGGGTCCATCACACATGGAACAAATCGCCAAATTCAATCGTGGATTAAAAATGGGAATCATACCACATGCCACACACAATGGTATTTTCGCCCCATCGGATCGTTCCATAAATGACTCCTTCACAAACGACATACCTCCATGCGCAATAATGGCATCACGATCCATCTCTCCAATCTTTAATCCACCCTGAGCGCCACGTCCTCCCGTCGGCTGATGCGTTCTCATTTCTCTACGTCCCTGTCCTCTCGCCTGCCACTTGTCCTCCACCATATGTTTTAGACGCATTCCATAGACAGGACCAATGAAAATCGCAGTAGGAATCTGCTCTCCCGTCGCACCATTATACATCACCTCATTTCCATACTTCTCAAATCCCATTTCCTCCAAAATTTCACCAATCGCCTCCTGTGGTGAACCATCATTCATAAACGATGTACCATCACCAATGCCTCCTGATAGAGCAGCGGTCTTGCCTAGAAGCTGCTCCAAGTTCTGGGCAATCGTCATACGTGACGGAATCGCATGCGGATTCATAATCATATCAGGTACAATACCCGATTCTGTTCTCGGCATGTCATGCGCTCTTAGAAGTGCACCAATGGTACCCTTCTGACCGTGTCTGTTGGAATTACCTGTCCAGAAAGCGTGTTTCTCGCCATTACGACGAATCAAGAAAATCTCATTTGGAACCGATAAACAATATACTTTATCTCCTACCATATTATTGTGTGTATATTCAATGGAATCAATTAGTACATCATTTTCATATTCATCACGCAAAAAATATTGTTCCGTTTGATGTTCATAAAGCAAACTTGCTTTCATTAAATGAATCATACCATGAGAATTCGATATCACCATACGATGATCACCAGTCACATACTGTGTTCCCATTTTTGTTTTTACTAAATACATCGGACCTGTGTGATCAAATTGATAGGTATTCAATGGGTGAACAAATTCTAATGTATTATTTGTTCGTTGAGCTACTTTATCTTCCACTGTCACATCTTTGATTGATTTCCAGCCATTTTCAGTTAATACGTCATGATCATCTGTCAAGCAGAATTTATCCCCTAGCTCAGGGATACGATCCTGAACCACACGAATCTTTACCAGACGCAAACCCAGATTATTCACCATAATGGCTACTTTCTCTACACGTCCTCTTGTCCATACTTGTGGTGCGATCGATACATCGCTGATAGATCCACTTTCGTTGGTCATGTAGGCACCCATAATAATTGTATTTTCATCCACATATTTCCCTTCTTCAATGATTCCACTGGGATCCAATTTGGAATAATCCATGCCTGGTTTCAACGCCTTCCAATTTCCGATGTGAGCAGGATTGCCAAAACGAACTTTTACTTTCGCCTTCGCATCATCCTCTTCTAATCCTTGATAGGAACGATACGCCATGGATCGGAACATACCTCGTTGAACCGCATCATAATTCATAACGATACCATCTTCCTGATTGTAACCTGACCAACACGCAATCGCCAAAATGCAATTCATTCCATACGCCATTTTTCCTTCACCCAAATAATTGTTATAAATCGTACGTGTCAATGGCATTTCTCCATAGCACAAAACATGGGCTGTATTATCAAAACGATTCTTCCAATTAGTCGCATAAATAGATAGACCCTGCTTCGACTGCGAACAGGATAACTGATTACGTGGAGACTGATTATGAGGTGCAAACGGAATCAATGAAGTCATCATACTCATAATCGTAGAGGGATGAACTTCAATGTGTGTGGTCTCTACTGTAACATATACTGGATGATTCGCAATAAAGGCTTCATTTTGTTCATAGGGGTCAATATATTCAATCGCACCTGTATAAGGAGCAAGTTCTTTCACATAATCATTCAACTTATCATTAGAGTTTGCTGATTTATTGTGCAGGGGATCAATAAAATCGGTGGATTCCAGACCTGCTTCTTGTCGCATCTCGTAGTTTCCCATGACAAGTTCACGCCACGTTTTCATCCCACGTATTTTTTCAATAGGCATTCGTTGCGATCCATTGAGAGCATTTTTAGAAGAGTAGAGCCAAATCAATGGGCGCAACGGGCGACCTGCATCCATATAGATGTATACTTTTCGGTCACGAATCGAAAAGGTGATACTCACAGAATAAGGTAGACATCCTGAACGTTTTAACATTTTTAACACCAAGGTAAGCAAATCTGGTTTTGCAGTATAACCGAATATGCCTCCATTAATATACACGGGTACGTATCGAATACGTTGTTCAACGGTAACATCTTCAGGTGGATAGACACGCCCTGTTGTTCGTAACCATTCAAAAAATCGATCTGTTTGAGAAGAGGTAGAAATCGCCGTCATAATACTTAGATTTTTCGCAATACCAATGGAGGCGCCAGTCGGCGTCTCTGATGTACAAAAATAACCATATTGCGACGTATGTAATTTACGAGGTCCCGTCAATTTCATGTTCGTGTCAAAATCGAGAATCACACGACGACAATGCGACATGAAATCGGTATAGGATAATCGAGATAACGCCTGTAACACACCTGATTTCTCCTCACCGAGCCCTGTACCCCACTTTCCTTTAAACCCTTTCATAATCATATCGGTAAGGAGACCTGCCATGAAAATCTTGGAACCATTTCCTGCAAGAAAGATATTCTTGAAATTTTCGTCCTTATAGAGGACCGCTCGATTGTTGTTATATTCTTTGCCAATGGTAAGAACAAATGCTTTCACCCATAATTTATAGGAGTTATTAAAGAGTTCTTGTACTAGGAAGCCGCTGGTAAGGCATCGCTGATTACGAGTGTCGTCACGATCCGTCTTCTCATCATATCCTTCACTGACACGTAGGATTTTTCGGACACAGTCTCCTAAAAAGAGTCCCTGTGAACTTGGATCATTTGGCATATGAATAAAGAGTTGATTTTTAATAATATCAAGTACGTGCTCTATACCGAATCCTTTGGTTAGTGTCTTAATATATTGAATTGCTGTATAGGTATTAAGAAAGGGGAATCCGTCAATAATAGAGGGATGTAATTTCGGTAGCAATAATTTGGCTTCGGAACTGTCAAAATCGGGGAAAATCATTTTAAGAATTTCTTCATCGGATTGAAATCCAAGTGCACGAAAAAGTACAAAAAGGGGAATCGCCTTTCGTACAAAAGGTAATGACACTTCAATGATGGCGTGTGATGTAAATTTCTCCTTTTCTACACGACGCATCATAATAAAAGAAATACGCTTTACTTGACGTGTGACAGCTGATAAGCATTCAATCGAAGCATAGATTGCGACTTTCGGATCATTCTGTGGTGTAATATATAATGTATTGAAAGCCTGTTCTTGACGAGTGATGAGCACTTTTTCCGCACCACCTACAATAAAATAGCTTCCATTGTCATAGGGACATTCTCCCACTTCACGTAGAAACTCCTTTGGCTTATTATGAAGAATACAGTAGCGACTGTGAAGCATAATAGGAATGGTAAAAAGCTGAAATTTCTTAAAGGTATCCTTGTCTGGTGATAAATCAATTACAGTGCGTGTTACGGTATCGGTATACGAAATTTTAACAAGGATATCGGCATAGACAATAGAAGCGTACGTTACATTCCGTAAACGTGCTTCATTCGGATATAAGATACGAACTTCATCCGTATTTTGTAAACTAATGGTCGGAGTACCGATTTCAATGGCGGAACCATCCTCGCCTCCTACAAAAATTTCTACACGATATTTATAAATAGGTGGCTCCTCGTTAATTAAATCTTTTAGGATTAAAATAGGATTTTGAGAGCGAATGATGCTAATCAGATCCTGTTGAAGAAATTGGTCATATGAATCAATATGGTGTCTTGTATAAGGATAAGATACTGTACGAAAATACCGATCAATTAATTGACGGGATAACTCACGAGCTTCTTCCATCTGACCTAATAGAATAAAAGACTTCTTATACTGGCTCTCTCCTTATTTTTATCTATTACTAAAAATGATAGATGAAGATAAGTAGTTATCTGATATTACGATAGATTAATTGCCTTTGGATAGATACTGCCTAACTGATATTGAGGTTGGCGCTGTACTTGATCGGGTGATGGACCCACATTCGTTCCATACCACATGCTCTGCATATTTTGTCCAAATCCAGGTGGAGCACCTGCCCCAAATGGACGACTAAATGCTTGTGATAATATTGCTCCTGTTGTATCAAGTAAACCACCTCCACGTCTTATCTTTCGTCGTGAACCACCTTGCTTGGCAAAATGCACCGCATTCGATCCCATTCCTGCTGGAACCTGTGGCCAAGAAGTCTGTCCTGGTACGGGATCATAACTCTGTCCTGGCTCTGGTACACCTACGCTAAATCCCTTCGACACATACTCTAAATAGCTTCCAAAATCAGATGGCTTATCTCCTGTCAATGGGAGATGTCCCAATCTATCTGGAATGAGTCCTGGTGCCAAATAGACACCCTGACGTGTTATATAGTCCAATGGCGCCCCCGCAATCGCTGCACCACCACGTGTTCGTAGAGTTCGACGACGTCCCTTGGATCCTATCGTACGCTTCATTCGATCATCAATAAATGCTTCCGCCGATTTTTTATCCAAGACTTTCATAAAGACTTTATGCCATTCATTACGTAATTCACGTGTGATCCTTTCACGTGAATCTTTTTTATGAATCTTCTCATCTACCGATCTTTCAATGTACTCAAAGGAACGCCGTAATTGAGGAATGGAATATACACCTTTTTCCTTCCTATGCTGTATATTCTTTCTGGTTTTTCGAACCATCTCTATTCTTTACCATTAAAATGTTTCAAGCAGTTTCCAGTATACTTTTACGAAAACTGCTATTATTTTTATTTTTATTATTTCCTCGGTTATTGGTATTTGTATTATTCATGAGCGAACCTAATAGTGAATTATTTCCTTTGTTATTTCCTTTATTCGTTCCATTAAGATTTAATCCATCCGAAATGGTATTCTTCGCTGTATTAAGGGTATTTGTGAGATTGGTAGCAAGACCATTTACGGTAGGCATTTCCACATTTGGCATAGAAGGAACGGGTACCGAACCTCCTGTGAAAAATGCCATGATAGAATAAATCACAAAAACAATAATAACAATAATCATAACAGCCGGGGCATACATCTTTAATCCATCCTGCCATGTACTTAAACGGTACTCACTGGCAAACATCTTGGAATGCTCACGGACTCCGTAAATGAGAAAAATGATAGATAATATTGCTGCAATCATGGGAGTTGCCTTAGGTGCAAAGTAAAAAGTAAATAATAAAAATAGTAAAAACAATACGATTCCTGGTATAAAGAATTCCATTTCCTCTATAGTATTTTTTGATTTTACCTTTCTATTATTTATGATGATTGATTTATGATTTTTTTATGCTTTATTAGATTTTATCAATTAAGTCAACGTGAGTTAACATGTGTTTACGACAACAATATCGCATAAGCCCCAATTTATTGAGAACTTCTAGTTCTGCAGTCTTAGGAACTGTTTGACCATCCATGTAAATGGGTTTGATTTCATTTGATCCACGTAGTTCCTTCACTTTCTGCTGATAAAAGAGCCACTTATCGGCAAGCACATTTCCACAGTTCATACAACGGATCGGAATAATCATGACTTCTATGATTGAAATGGAAAGGTTTCTTTCATCAAATTTTATCATTTTTCATAATGTGCGCTATATCGTGACAATTAAAAGAACGGAGCCCTTCAGAAATGACATCTGTTCTATACAGCGCTGGACTAAACTATCAGACAGGTAACCCCGTTCGTCAGGAAATTATGGCAGTTCGCCGTGAAGTCGATTCACTCCGGAAACAGCTAGAGATTCTCACCGAAGAGAATCTTGTCTATCGTAAGCACCTCCTCAAGCTCTCTCAGAAGTCGGAGGAGGGTAGCAGTGAACTTACCAAGGATCTAATGGATCTTTCTTCCGGTTCTAATGCACAGAATCGACGTGAAGCAGGTGGTGGTACGGTACAAGGCGGTGGATTTCGTCGCTAGAATTCTTTTCTCATTTAAAAGGCGCATTTAGTATTTGTTTAAATGCGCCTTTAAAATAAATATTAATATATTAATAATATATATAATGATAATTGATGAATTATTAAATAATTTATATTCTAATATTTCTCCATATTCTTCTTGTGATAACAAATATATCGATAATGGATATCCACATACAAATATTTTATATGATCTATTACAAATATTATTTACAAATATTGAACCAAACTATATTGTTGAGTGTGGAAGTATGTTAGGTGGTTCAGCTATTAGAATGGCTGAAACATTAAAAAATAATAATAAATCCACTGAAATAATATGTATTGATCCATTTACTGGAGATGTTAATATGTGGGATTGGGAAAGAAATGCTGGTTGGAAATTTTTAAGATTGGAAAATGGAATTCCAACTATTTATAAAAGATTTTTAGCAAATTGTAAATATAGTGGATTTGAAAATATAATTTTGCCGATAAATGCTACAACAAGTGTAGGAATAAAATTATTACAAAGACTATTTATTCAGAATAGAATTACTTCATTGCCTAATTATATATATTTAGATTCCGCCCATGAAAAAGATGAAACATTTATTGAATTATCTTTGTGCTGGAATTGTTTAATTAATAATGGTATATTATTCGGAGATGATTGGTTATGGGAAGCAGTACGTGAAGATGTAATTAAATTTTCAAATACAATAAAAGATACAACCAATTATGAAAATTTGAATAAAATCCATAAATTAGTAAATGGCTCGCAAATTATTAATAATAATATTTTATTATATAATGGTCAATGGGTTTTATTTAAAAAATAATTACGATAAAGTTAGTGAATTAATAAAAATTATTTAATGCTCCTTTCTTAACTTTCCCAATATACCTTCACTAATATCAATCTCATGCTTCGAATGAAGATAGGCACGTATTGCCTTCAAAGACAATGACGCATACATACGCAATGTATCCGTAATCGTTTCCATTTCCTCCTTAGACCATTTCCCTTTTTTAACCGATTTCTCCACCATCGTCACTTTTCTCTCAGGTCCATCCGATGTTATTTGTAGTTCATCGATCATCATGTTTCCAGCATGAACTCTATCATGACACTCCTCACAAATTACAATGAGATTTCTCTTATCATTCATATGTGTCCCATTCTCTAGACGCTGATTCGTCGCTGTTTTTCTCTCTTGAATGTGATGAACTTCCAACTCTTTTACGATCGATTTTTTACATAACTCGCACTCTTTCCTCACAATATCCGTATTCCATGCACTTATTGATGCCTTCTCTTGTGTGACGGATGCCATCATCGCATGGCGATACTTCAACGCTTGCTCAATAAATTCAAATGGCACATCCATCGCCCGTGCCACCTCCAATCCATATAATGAGGAACCGTTTCCTGGACGCAACGATCGATCGTATATCAGCTTTTTCGTCGCTGGGTCATAATCTACATGTAAATGCCATACTTTTACTCTTAACGCATCCATATCAAGCAATTTCGGCAAATCATGTAAATGGGTCGCAAAAATAAAATTGGAATTTCTTGATGAAAGCCATTGAATTCCACTCGCAACAAGTGCCTGCGCAGATGTAGATTCTGTCCCTGAACACAATTCATCACCGAGTACCAGAGTCATTTCATTTGCATTTCGTAAAATATCACGAAGTTCAGACATTTCTACCGCAAAAGAGGAGAGCCCTGCGAATAAATTATCCTGATTTAAAATCCGTGTATAAATTGCCTGATACGGGCTAAATGTCATTTCTTTTGCTGGAACAAAACATCCTGCTTGTGCCAATAAAACACAGAGTCCCGTTGCCTTCATCAATGTTGATTTTCCACTTGCATTCATACCATATACCAACCATCCCTTTGTCTCTGGATGTAACAAAATATCATGAGCAACATAGGAAATACGACTTGCGGCTGCTTCTACCAACGGATGTCGAACTTGTTTGATGTCTATAAATGATCGATCGTGTACAATCGTAGGACAAGACCATCCTCTTTCTCTTGATACACGTCCAATACATTGTGTAGAATCAAGATGTGATACCCAATGCTCCATGATGTACCAAATATACTCTCCTGCTTTCGCAATTGCCGAACAAGCATCCAATAGATAAGTGGAAATCAGATGACTTAGAGATTCTCGAAGACGTTGTAGCGATTTATTCAATTGTTGAAGTCGCTTACAATCCATCCATCCACCCGATTTTAACTCTGAAAAGGTTGTCCCTTCAGGTAATTGTGCGACATTCTTTTTTAGTTGGTGTATCGTGATGGAAGAACCCTTGAATCCATAAGGTTCTCTTTCTCTCTCTTCCAAACGAATCGCATCTTCTGCCACCCCTCCTTGCTTGGCAACAGATACACGTAATGCTTGAATCTGTTGATGAATTTCTTGAATCTCTTTCTCTTTCTGTCCTATTTCCACATAATTTACAGTATTGAAGGCGGTTTGGTCAGCATTTGCGATAAGCGCTTTTTCTTCTGTAAAATGGTGGTGAAAGACACTATTGTATTCTTTCCATTGCTCTTGTGTACATGGTTCCTTTAACGTGGTGTGAATCGTGACATGTGTCATAATCACATTCATGGCAGAATAGGTTTGAAAGAGAGAAGCGATTTCTTGTGATACAATGGTTCCACACAATACTTTACGATGAAGACGAGGTAGATCGGACATAAATCGCAATTGACGCTCCATGATTTTTGTCTTTTCCTCTGTCCATTGAACATAGTCTTGGACTTCTTCCAATCGCATTTGAATATCACGTGTATGGGAATAGGGGCTTAGAAGTCGTTCTTTGATAGCACGTTTTCCCATCGGTGTGATACACTTATCAAATAGTCCAATCACTGTTTCCTGTGAATTCGTACCTGTCATTTGAAGTTGAGTGAGTGCATGATTTCCACAAATCAGTCGTGTATGAGGTACCCATGGCTCATTACGATGAAGGGATTTCAACATACGTGGCACATGCTCTTCCACAAATTGTAATAAATAGACAAGCGCCATTTCATCGTGCTCTCTTTGCAGTCCTAGATATGTAGTGGCAGGAAGTAATGATTTAATCGAATACATTTTTTGTAGATATTCCGATCGCACTAGTTCCTTAGAGAAAGCTCCTACCGAATCAATCTGGCGTATGTGAAAAGGTAGCGATGGTACTAGACCAAACATGCGACGAAAGAATGTTTCATCAACTGGTAGGGATGAATGCCAATATAATACAATTTCTTTGGGTGGATACACACTAAGAAGCTGAACAAGATCATCTGCTGTCCAAATATCAGGACGCCCCTGTGCTATCCCTGAATAGGTGCGTGTCGTTCCCGTTGTTAAATCTAAAAGAGCAGCACCAAATCGTGGTGCTACCATACCTTCGTGGTGAAAATAAAGTGTCGTCATGTAAGGTGTATCCGATGCGGAGATGTTTTCAATATGTGTACTAGGAGAGAGAATTTGTGACACTTTTCTCTCTTTCACTTTTCCCTTCGCATCCTTTATCTGATCCACAATGACAACCGTCCATCCCGCTGATGTAAGACGACCCGCCCATTTATGCATCACATAATCGGGGAATCCAGCAAATAATCCGTCACAATCTTTTGAATAATCCCCTTTTTTAGTAGAAAGCTGAATGCCAAGATAATCTACAATTTCTTTCACATTACATTGCGTTTCTCCTGTTTCCGTATTCTGAATATCATATAATTCGTAGAATGATCCTACCATCAAAAATATGGCAGTTTTCTTACCATATTGTTGAGTGTATGTTTTATAAAGTTCGATGTATTCTTTATACATCGTTTAATCACAGTGTTTTCGTTTCTAAATGGCTTCATTTAAATATCGCATTCAGGCTTTAAGCCCTTTTGTATTTAAAATGGCGTGAGACGACTCTTTTTACTCGTTGTATACATAAGAATTCCTCCCATTGTTGTAAGTGCCCCCATCATAATACCACTGTACCATCCAAACCAATAACGATCCTCGCATGCATCACGGTATCCCTGTTTATATCCAGCATGATATTCACGCTTTCTAAAATCTTTATTACCTTCGTTGAATCCTTCTTTAAATCCTTCATTGTATATTTCACTTTTATCGAAAGACATTACTTCATAAAAATAGGATTCTATCTTTAAGCATAATTGTTGACGTCATTTAGAATTCGTCCATCCATCCAATTTTAACTCGGAGACGAGGTGCATTATTTACAACGGTAGAAACTTCTGATTTATCGCTATCCTCCACTATATCATTTTCTACTTTTGTTGGCTGCTCTTGAATCTCCTCCATCACTACAGAGTTATCCTTTTGCTGCTCTTGAACCTCGTCCATCGCTACAGAGTTATCCTTTTGCTGCTCTTGAACCTCGTCAATCGCTACAAAGTCATCCTTTTGCTGCTCTTGAACCTCGTCAATCGCTACAAAGTCATCCTTTTGCTGCTCTTGAACCTCGTCAATCGCTACAGAGTCATCTTTTTGCTGCTCTTGAACCTCCTGAATCGCTACAGAGTCATCCTTTTGCTGCTCTTGAATCTCCTCCATCACTACAGAGTCATCTTTTGGCTGCTCTTGAATCTCCTCCATTACTACAGAGTTATCCTTTTGCTGTTCTTGAACCTCCTCCATTACTACAGAGTTATCCTTTTGCTGCTCTTGAACCTCCTGAATCGCTACAGAGTTATCCTTTTGCTGTTCTTGAATCTCCTGAATAAATTCCTGAACATCCTGAATTACTTTCTGAATATGTTCAAGAACTTCCTGATCAGGCTCCTGAACCTTCTCAACTTCCTGAACAGGCTCCTGAACTTTCTGAACGTCTTCCACAGGCTCTTGGACCTTCTCAACTTCCTGAACAGGCTCTTGGACCTTCTCAACTTCCTGAACAGGCTCCTGAACTTTCTGAACGTCTTCCACAGGCTCTTGGACCTTCTCAACGTCTTCCACAGGCTCTTGGACCTTCTCAACGTCTTCCACAGGCTCTTCCTCTTCCTCTTCCTCTTCCTCTTCCTCTTCCTCTTCCTTCATCTTATACATTATACCATAATGCGTATGATTCACCATATGTTCAATGAAGGAAATACCTAATACCATCATAGCACACAGATAAAATCCATCTGCTAGACCTGTCGTGTATTGACTGGGGCACATATGTGATGCGCAGACAAACGAGATGCTTGAATAAGACATAATGAAAGTGAATGTATTACATGAATAAAGTACGAATCCTTTATGTTGTATTACCAATAACACCCCTTCTCTACCTTAGAAAAGTTCGTAGGTTTATCGATAGACAGAGGGCGAATCCAATCATCATTAACTAATGCAAGAATCTCCTTATTATCAAACCAACGTTTTCCAATGATTCCAAAAAAAAGTTGTAATGCTCCTCCAATGTACATCACAGATCGATTCATCTTGGTAAAGATGTGATCAGCAATCAACATTCCATATCCACCTGCTGCCACCAATGCCACATCAAACCCCTCTGGAATCGTCACCAAAAAATCATCCAGATGAACTTGCCAATCCTTATTCTGATGATTTCCCGCTAAGGTAAGTGGTGGAGCAATACATGTTATTATAGAGTGATGAAACCACTCCCGTCCAGGAAATAATTTCGGTAAAAGCGGTATCTGTTGATGAATCGTCTTCGCAAAAGGATGAATAATGAGGACCTTCTTACCAGATAGTGCTGGCATCCATGATGGACTCACATAATAGGGCTCCAAACTTTGTGCGACAATCTTTGGAATCGATGGTGTTCTCTCCGCAATCAGTCGTTGACCATCTCCTGTGATCGCAAATACCGCACCAGTTGTCTCCCATTCCGCAATGGCTGTACAGTGATCATACGCTAAAACTAATTGATCAGCATATGCCCTCAACGAATCCATATCTTTCACATGAATCCCCGCATTATTTTCTAACTCTTTCATTTCATGTACCATATCAAAAGCTCTTCTATATAAAAGGGAATACGCTATTTTTAATTCAATTCCTGCAATTCTTCCAATAAAGAAAGGTTGTCCACTATTGATTCGATTGGTGATAAATTGATTATCTCTCTCTAATCGATTCATCATATAAATATCTAATTAATGGTCTATTTGTTTAAATCACGATTTACAACGATTTCCCTTCTACGATTTGACTATCGGCTGCAATCTGACGTAAAATGGATTCAGGTGCCTTGCTTGTTGGCTTAATCAATTTCTTCTGAATCAACAATTTCTTCAATTTGTCAATCGGCATCGCCTTCATCGTATGTTGAACCTTCTTAGCACGTGTCATTCTCTTATGAAGTGATGCGACACCCAGTGTGATTTTCCGTGATTTCTTTGTTAGACTCTTTTTTAGAACTGGCTTTGACTCCTTCTTTGGATGAAGTTTCACCTTCTTCGCCGATTCTCTCTTCTTCAACTCAACACGAATATTCTTTATCTCTCCTCCTTGCCCTCTATACATTGCGGTAGGGGCAGCAGATTCACTGGCACTCACTGGATTTGGATTCATTGACACAGGTGTACGTGGTGGAACAAAATGGGCGGGTGCAGTAGTGGATGAATATGATAACCATTTGACTGGATTAGTAGAACCAGCATTCATTGCTGGTTCTACACCTTTCACTGCCATCATATCCTCAGACACCCCCCGCACAATCGTATTTCCACCTGCCTGCTTCTTTCGTGTTGCCCTCTTTTTTACTTCACCACCTAATACCTTTGCTGCCTCTCCCGTAATTCGAACGGATCTCACTCCATCCTCCATCGTATTACTTATAGAGGAGAACTTTTATTTGATGTAATTAATATATAGGAGCTTAAACCAAATAGACGATTATGATTGATAGATAATTATAAAAATTTGATTCATTATTTTATCTCAGTGATTCATTAAATCATTCTATCTTCATCATGTCCATTAACGATCTCATTCCAAGCTATCGTCACATTCTACAATCCTTTATTACTCAATCTGATGGAAAACAAATCATCAGTCATCAGATTGAGTCATTTAACCAATTTATTGAAGTGGACATTCCCGAAATTGTTCACATGGCAAATCCTATTACTTCGTATGGCTCACCGGAAATCCCCTTAGCAGGACCTCGCTCTGCTCTGGCGACAGCCACAGGACTGTCTACTACCGCTGCAAATGCTCTCATGGGCACTTCAGTGGACGGTGCCTTTACCGCTGGAAAGAAGGTTCAATATGAGTATGAAGTCACTCTTGAATTTGAAAAAATATCCATTCGTAAACCGACTATCTTTGAAAACAACGGTGCGATTCATCCGATGATGCCTAATGATGCCCGCCTACGCAATTTGACGTACGCCGCCCCTCTTAATGTGGATGTCAAAGTGACCACTACTTTCATTGACCATACCCGCAACAGTATTCGTGAATCTAATGTGCGTATCTTTCCCAATGTTCACCTTGGAAAGATTCCTGTTATGGTCGGATCTAAATACTGTCTCCTTCATGACCAGAAACATGTTCATCCCTCTAAAATGGGTGAATGTGCCGAAGATGTGGGTGGATACTTTATCGTTCAAGGCGGTGAGCGAGCGATGATCTCGATGGAACGCATGTCTGAAAATCGTCCCTTTGTTTTTCGCAATGGACGTGGCAATGTGAAGGAAATGGAAGTCGTAGAAATCAAATGCATCGGACCCGACAATGACCAAGTTCCGAAATCTAATACTATCAAAATCATATACCATCCCAAAAATCAACTCATTATGATGCTTCGTGTGACGGTTCCTCGCATCAAGACCGATATTCCGATTATTATTCTCTTTCGTGCTCTCGGTGTACTTGCTGATAAGGACATCTATGAACTCATCCTCGGAAAAGAATATGACCCGTGCTATGATCCGATTATGACGGAAACCATCATGGAATCTAGTTCCATCTGTACCACTGATCAGGCACTTGCCTGGCTAGCGGAATACACCAATACATGGTCCGTCAAGTCACAGAAACAGAGCAATGTTCAAGACATCTTATCGGAAGAACTCTTTCCTCAAATCGGAGGCAAAGAAATGAACTACGAAAAGGCATGCTTTCTGGCTCACATGGTGCGCAAAGTACTCTGGACCTCGAGCAAACGCATCCCTACCGATGATCGTGACGCCTATCCGAATAAGCGTGTGGATATTCCTGGCTTCCTCCTCGCTGACTTGTTTCGCAAGACCTACAACAATCGCATGGTAAAAGACATGAAAGCTGCCTTGTCGAAGGAAATTCACGGCGGTTCATGGAAAGCGACAGGAAATTGGTCCGATATCGTCAATATTAACAATATCAACAAAATCATCAAATCGACCATTATGGATGTCTGCCTCAAATCCTCCTTGGCGACGGGCAACTTTAGCAGCGGCAAAATCGGTGGACCCAACAAGATTGGTGTATCGCAAGTACTCAATCGCATGAACTACTCCGCAGGCATTTCCCATCTTCGTCGTATTACGACTCCGATTGAAAAGACGGGCAAACTGATTGCTCCACGCAAGCAACACAATACGCAATATGGATACATCTGTCCTGCAGAAACGCCAGAAGGTCATGGTGTAGGTGTCGTCAAGAACATGGCAACGACCACCATGATTACTATCTTCAGCAGCCCGATTACAATTTATGCCTTTATCCAAGGACTCAATAAATTGGTATCACTGCGTAATGCTACGATTGAACAAAAGCATGAACACACCCGTGTATTTCTGAATGGATCATGGATAGGCATGCTGCTTAATCAAGATAGCGAAGAAGTCGTCTATACCCTCAGAATGGCGAAGCGTTCAGGCAAGCTCCACCTCTACACGGGGATTGTCTGGAAAAATGCCTATAAGGAACTATGGCTTACTACGGAAGCAGGTCGTGTGACTCGTCCACTCTATTATGCGCCGACCATTCGTGAGATTGCTGCAGATAAAACAGGCACACTGAAAGAGCAGATTCTGGCGATTCATGATTGGAATCAGTTGATGCTGTGGGAATCGCCCTTGGGTAATCGCCTCTTCGAATACGTGGATGCTGGTGAGACAGATGGTGCCTACATTGCTATGAATTATGAGAAGGCAGTACTGGATCCGACCACGACGCACTGTGAGATTCATCCGAGTGTCATTCTAGGTACCACTGCTTCCTACATTCCGTTTCCAGACCACAATCAATCGCCGAGAAATGCGTACCAATGCTTGTGGGAAGAAGAGGAAGTCTTAATGGCAACTGGTGAGCGTAGAGCGATCAAGAATGTTGCAGTAGGTGATAAAGTGATGAGCTTTGACCCCATTACTGGACGAATGGAATCGGTGAACGTGGTGAACCAATACGTACGTGAAACCGATAAGAAAATCTATAGCCTTCAAACGATTTCAGGACGTAACATCGTGGCGACAGACAACCATCCATTCATTACAGAAGAGGGGTGGAAATCGGTAGGAGATATTCTTACAAGCCCTGTGAAAAAGCTGGGGATTATTCCGAACTGGGTCATGGCGGATGACCATCTTCCTGAGCACTACATCACGCTGAGCAAAGAAACAATGGAAACGACGCTTCGTAATCATGAGGTGAAAGAGAGCCTTATCATGCGACATCTGGCGATTCTTGAAGCAGTAGGGCTCTGTCCGCTATGGTCCGATGATACACGCCTCCCCCTCTTGGCACGCATGTTTGGATTCATTCAAACAGACGGTTCCATTAACATATACAACAACAAAGCTGGACGGATGTTTCAAGTTGCGTGTGACTTTGGTGCCTCAAATGATGCAGAACAGTTCGAACAAGAAGTTTCCTCACTTGGCTTTCAGGCGTGTGCGATTCGCCTACGAACGGCACACATTAACGGATATACAATGAGCGCCTATAATGTGTGTCACAATGGACCATTCGCTTCACTTGTGGCGTGCCTCGGTCCGACGCTTGGACGTAACACAGAGACACGTCGGCTTCCTGTTCCCGAATGGATCATGTCTGGGTCAGATCACGTAAAACGGGAGTTTCTTGGTGGATTTCAGGGAGGCGATGGATGTATCATTCGTCACAATCGCATCCACAAAAACCAAAACTTCGTATGTGCAGAAACAACGAATCAGATTCGCATCGATGAACAAGACAGTCTTCGCTACTTTATGACGCAAATTCAGACACTCTTTACATACTTCGGCGTAGAAGCAAAGGTGGTGGAACGTCAAGACAGGCGTGCAGAGAATCGTTATACTGTGGGCATCAAACTAGCGGATCGGTCGGATAATCTCATTCGCTACTATGATAGAATCGGCTACCGCTATGATACTCGGAAGATCGTAGAGAGCTTCAAAACAGTTGAATATCTGAAATACAAGGCTCGACTGGTTCATGTCTATACGAATCAGGTAGAGTTGATTCGCAAGGAAATTATGGAGGGTCGGTCGAGACAGGAGATTTCTGCAAAGTATGAGATTACCGTTGCACGTGTAGGCGACATCGAACGCGCCATGAATGCCGGTCGTACCATCACCATGCGCAATCTAGAAATGCATGAGTTCTGTGATGTGATATGCGAACAAATGACGGTGCGAGATCGTATCGTATTCGTACCCATCGAATCCATGGTAGAACATGCGAATGTTCGTATTGCCGACATCACAGTTGATAATCAGCATCACAGTTTCATTACAAGCCACAATATTGGTTCGCACAATAGCTCGATGGGCAAGCAAGCCATGGGTATCTATGCCCTTAATTTCCGTGAGCGTTTTGATGCGATGAGTCATGTTCTCTGTTATCCTGAGATTCCGATGGTCTCGCCCTTCATGAGCAAGTTCTATGGCGCACAGAGCCTGCCAGCTGGACAGAACATTGTCGTTGCGATTATGACCTACACAGGCTACAATCAGGAGGATTCTAACATGATTAATCGTGCCTCGTTAGATCGTGGACGCTTTCGCTCCATCTTCTACCGCACCTACAAAGATGAAGAACGCAAAAATCAGTCCTCTGGTGATGAAGAGAAATTCTGCCACCCTGACCCCGTGGAAACCAAACACATTAAAAATGCGAAATACGAAAAAGTGGCAGAAGATGGCTTTGTCCCCAAAGATGTCTACGTCACACCCGATGATGTTCTCATCGGCAAAGTCGTCCCCCTTCGCGTTCCCACGGGTGCTGTCCTTCCCGCTGGCGCAAAGAAATCTCGTGATGTGAGCAAGATGCCTCGTAACAATGAGAGCGGTTATGTGGATAAGGTGTATAAGAATCGCAATGGCGAAGGATATTCCTTTGTGAAGATTCGTATGCGACAGGACCGCATCCCTGAGATTGGGGACAAATTCTCTTCGCGGCACGGTCAGAAGGGAACCATGGGTATGATTCTGAATCCTGAGGACATGCCTCAGACGAGCTCGGGCATTGTTCCTGATATCATTATCAACCCTCATGCGATTCCTTCACGCATGACCATTGCGCAGCTCATGGAAACGCTGATGAGCAAACTGGGCTGTATGGCAGGTTGTCTCGGCGATGGATCGCCATTTGGTGAAACAACGGTGGATGATCTCGCAGGCATGCTACGTGATCGTTATGGCATGGAGCCTTATGGAAATGAAATTATGTACAACGGATACACGGGGCGACAGATGGAGACCTCTATCTTCATTGGACCGTGTTATTATCAGCGTCTACGGCACTGCTCAGCAGACAAGATGCATAGTCGTGCGTCGGGTCCGCTGGTGATGTTGACACGCCAGCCTGCAGAGGGGCGTGCGCGTGAAGGTGGGCTAAGGTTTGGAGAAATGGAAAGAGATTGCGTGGTGGCGCATGGAATGGCGGAATTTACAAAGGAACGTTTAATGGAGTGCTCGGATTCCTTCTCGTGCTACACCTGCAAAGATTGCGGTCTTCTTGCAGTAGCAAACCCCGAACAAAGCATCTGGGCGTGTCACGGATGTGGAAATACAACCAACTTTAGTCACATTCATATTCCTTATGCTACAAAACTTCTTCTTCAAGAGCTGGAAACGATGGGTATTGGATCACGATTGATTACCAGTCAGAAACTGATTTGCCACCAGCCTATGAAGTCGACTTAAATAAAAATAATATAGCTTCTATAACAACTAAACATATTATCTATTTTTTAGTTGTTATACTTATCACACCATAATATTCTGTTTAATCAATTCACGCGTATAATTGATGAATTCTTCCCATTCCATCGCACCATAGTGATTCGTATAAGTATCATATAATTCTTTAATTGTTCCTTGTCCTAAGAGGTAAATCTGTTTAGGAATATCCTGATCAGGATTGTGCTTTTTTAGCCACCATTCTTGTGCTTTACCAACTGCCGTTTCCGATACGATTTCTTTACGATTGATGCGTTGAAGAATTGCATATCGTTCACTCGGATGGATCATCACATAGGTCTTTTGAAAATCTTGCTTGAACATGTTTTACAATGTGTATCGTACTGGTTCTACATTCATAATTAGTCGTGTCAAATTTATGATTATGTGTTATAATCGCTGACCCTCATAGAAATGAGCTCCCTTCCCTACCTCGCTGAATACCTCGGTACCTTCTTCTTTATTCTTAGCATTTTTGCCAGCGGTGGTAACCCCCTTATTATTGGTGGTGCCCTTGCGATCGTCATCTACCTCATTGCGGGACACAGTGGCGGACATGTAAATCCGGCAGTGTCGGCGGTGATGCATCTCAATGGTTCGATATCACAAAGCAAACTCGCATATTACATTATTGCCCAAGTTCTAGGCGCACTAAGTGCTTTTTATGCCTACAAAATGGCTCGCTAAGTGCCTATCAAATAGCGCACTAACTGCCTATTATGCCTATCAAATAGCGCACTACTAACGTCTTCTTCGCAACATGCCATACGCAATGAGACATAATACACCAACAACCACCATACGATAGGGCTCCCCCATATAATTCATAAAACCAGATGATGTTTTCGGTGTTCCATCTTTGTTATAGGTCTTTGTTGTATTATCAAATGTTTCCTTATCCATATTGATTGGATCTCCATTACGATAGGTATCTTGTACCCAACGTGTTTGAACATATTGACTACCATTATATCGTGCCATTTCTGGATCAGAAATCCAATATTCACCCGTCGCAGGGTCTTGAATACGATTATACGCATCACCCACCTGTAAAGTAACCTGTTTGCATTGTGGATATCCTGATCCAAAGAGTGTATTCATAAGTGGAGCAGGATTAAGAGCATTTTTCGCATCCTCTATCATACCTGGTGCCAATCCTTTGAGTGGCGGTAATCCCATTTCTTCCATCGCTTTCTTTGCTCCCTTTCCCAAAGCATCTCCTGTGGGAATGCCCTCCATATATTTCCACATGGTCGCACCATTCGAACAAACTGACCCTGTGTTTAAAAAGTAATTCACTCCTAATGGACGAAGATTCATTCCATTTGTTAACGATGTGGATGGCGAGCCAAACCCAATTTGATCTGTGTAAAATCCAACACCTTTTACCGCATTTACGACATCTCCCATGGAATTACCTACACGAACACCAAGTTGAACAGGCGTAAGTAATGCGTTTGCAGCACTATAACTGGTACCAAAATCTGATGCAGAAATGGATGCATTCGGAAGGATGGAGCCTCTTGTTTCTGAACCCTGCTTTCTCGAGCTCATGTCTATTTAGACGGACGGTATTATTCATACCATATTAAGAACGTCGTGTATTTTCATTCATAAGGAACCATCCAACCGTTTCTGAAATACCACGTTCCATCGGCGTATAAGAAAATGAATCCTTCATAAATTCCTCCCACTTTTTCGTGGAAACCGTTTTCTTATATTGACCATCCGCATAGGATGCGTCGAACACCACACGATGCTCATAATCAAAACAACGAGCAATCAATCGCCCCACTTCTTCAATGCTTGTCTCGTCTTCCTCTGGGACAGAGAGAATCATATTGGGTGCTGTCCCCTTTTCTACTACTCGCATGATCATCTTTGCCAAATCGTTCGAATAAATAAATTGTCGCAACGGTTTGCCCGAACCACGAATGATAAAATCCTCCCCCTTCTGTTTTGCCAAATAGCATTTGTGAATCAGAGCGGGTAAGACATGTCCATTTTCCAAATCAAAATTGTCATGCGGTCCATAAATATTAGTCGGTGTCACACAAATGAAATTGCATCCAAAATTTTCACGATAGGCACTGCACTGGATTTCTAATAGTCGCTTCGCATACGCATACGCATCATTCGATGGATGCGGTGGACCATCATGAAGCATCGACTCATCAATCGGATACGTCACCTTATCTGGAAAGATACACGTAGAGAGACACGCCACCAGCTTCTCCACACGAAACTCATGCGCACACGAAATCACATTGAAATTAATATGGACATTCTTCTCCAACATTTCCACCTTATTATTCATATTTTTATATAGTCCACCTACACAAGCAGCTAAATGAATCACTGTGTCAGGCTGATAAGTGCGAAACATCTTTCGTGTCTCTTCGATGGAACTGAGATCAAACATGGAGGAAGAGACAAAGACAAAAGAGCAGTCAGGATATGTATTCGAAATCGTGCGAATGGCATTTCCCACTAAGCCTGTTCCGCCTGTTACCAAAATGATTTTCATAATACTATTTTATCTCATGGCACGTTTATACTCGATGCGTCTCAAAAATTGATTCTTTTTTTATCTGTACAATAGGGCAACATGGAATCACTATTTAACTTTCGTACCAACTTCCCACCTATCAAAGAGATTGCCTCCTTTGAAAGTTGGGAAGACCCCGAGGAGTCTCCGTCACCCATCGTAGACATTGATACATGCCCTCAGTGTTTCAATACCGATTGCCTCTATTCTACCGACCTGCTCACTTGTAAGGAGTGCGGTCACATTATTGCTCGTCCCTTTGATAATACCGCCGAATATCGCTACTTTGCCCAAGAGGACCGTGGTGGTGACCCGACACGTGTTGGTGCTCCACAAGATCCACGATTGCCTGAGGCGTCACTTGGCACCGTCATTCTACATGGATACGGTACTGCAAAAGCAATGTATCGAGTGAGAAAGTATCATTCGTGGAATACCGTTCCTTACAAGGAGCGTTCTTTCATTCAAACATGTGAGCGACTTTCCCTCATCGGACTGAATTCAGGTATCAACCATTCCATTATTGAAGAATCCAAAAATCTCTATACCACGTTACAGGAAATCGGTGGACGTCAAGGTCTCAGTCGTGATGCGCTTCTCTCCGCTTGTCTCTACATGAGTCTGAAACAATCAGGATCTCCGAGAAAACCAAAAGAAATTACAGACATTTTCGGACTCACCTCCGCTACCTTTACCAAAGCACTTAAACAAATGCAGGAAGTGATGGCGCTTGCTCGTCAGAAGGGTCTCCTTCATATGAATGCGACGAATAAGCCGAGTCAGTCCAGTACCAAGGCAATTGAATACATTCAATTGCCACTTTCACGTCTCCCTATTCCTCGCAATCAGATGGAACATCTGCATACTCTTTGTGTACGAATCGCTGAAAAAGCGGAGGAGGCTGGATTGTCACAGGAGAATATGCCACCCAGTCTAGCAGCGGGTTGTATTGCATTCGTCATTAAACGCTGTGACATTCTTACTATTCCTGTTACAAAGATTGCGGAAGCGAGTGAAATATCGGTGGCTACGTTACAGAAATGTTTGCGCCGTCTGGAATCGTATCACGAGATTCTTGAAACGGTGTTATAATAAAAAGAAAAAGAAAAATAAAAGAGAGAGTAGAATGGGTTCCACTTCGTCGAGCCCGATAGATGGGATAACACATGCACAAGCATTTGACAAAAACGAATATACACGTATGATTATGGATGAACTACTTAATTATATGATAAAACAATTGAGTGTACGGGATTTATTACATATGTCCAAAGAATCAGAGTGTAAAAAATATGTCTTATTCAAGGCAAATGCGATCTATCAACATTTCTATGAACTTCGTGTCTTTCCTGAAAAGGATGCCAAGGGATTACTTACCTTTCGACGTGTAGAAGATTTAGTCAATCCAAAAGGAGAACAAGAAAAAGAGCGACAAAGCTTATGCTTGATCGTCGCTTATTTTTATACTCGTATTTTTCAGATTTATGGAGCACTCGCCCTTACCCTCATTGATGATATGAATGCCATGGCATCTAGTGGTCTGATGAGTAGCTTTCCAAAAGGAACCAATGCACGTCTGATGACTCCTGGATATTATGAGCAAGCTCCCTATTATGGAAGAGGTGGTGCGGCAGAATTATTATCTGCTACTATCTATCCACCCCCATCTTCTACCATCCCATTAAAAAATTTTGAATGGATTCGTGCTTTTTTAACAGGAGACACACAAACTTCTGTTGGATACAAAACACGATATATTGGATCGGGCGAAGATAAAGGTACAGTCTCTATCAAAATGGAAGATTCGCTAAAAGATTCCTCTGACAAACCCATACCCGCTTATGGAATTCCTCCACCTAATACCTATCAGAATGCGACCTGCTTTATTAACATACAAGGCGTCAATCAATATCATACATTACATTTTTATACACTCATGAGTCCCGATCGAATCAAAGTCAAAATAGGTAAGCTTACCTTTAAAAACATAGTGGGTGAAACCATCGTCGTCAATAAGTTTGATCAGATCTTTTATATAGAAAATATCGTGATAAGTGGTAAACCAACCTATATTATCAAAGATCGATCTATTACGGATATGCCCTCCTTTATGGCGAATCTCTTCTCAGAAATCATTATCTATATCAAGAGCGTTATGAAAGAAAGTGGCGAACGTATTCGTGGCGATCGTGGCGTTCGTGGCGATCGTGGCATCTCTCCCAAATCCGAAGTGGGTATCACCTCCCATTTACAAGTGGAAGAGATGATAGGTAATCTTACTACACGTAGACCACTTGGGCATTGTATCGCACGAGCCCTTCAACTCCTAAAAACAGAGCCATTTCCCAATCAACCTGGTATTTCTCAGATATGCAGTGTAGCATTTGCTGGAAAAGGCAGTGAACGAATTGGACTTCCAAAAAGTGGAGAAGCACTTAGTAAGCATCCTGGTCTCTTTGCCTTAGCCAATCTATTCTATGATACCATTATGATTGGATCTCCCAATCTCATTATTGGAAAAAATAAAGTAGATGGTCGTTCTACTTTTGAGGACTATGTTGCATTTATGACAACACTAGCAAATCAGTACACGAGTAACATACCAGAAAATCCAGAAGAGTTAGAAAATAAAGGACTCTCTAGCATAATTAATAAACGAGATGAAAAAGTATGTACTTCTCCAGATGGAACACCATTAACAGATGAAATTTCATTAACACCCCAAACCACTACAGAGGTGCATAAGATTGTAAAATCTATGTTTCAAATGCAAGTCAATCATGCAGTTAAGTGTTCTGAAATCATTTCTATGCTATTTACTATTACCATTCATCCAACTACCAAGAAACCTATTATGTTTAAATTAAATGATAATCTTATTAGCAAGGGATTTCCTGAATTGGAACGTATTAATCGAGAGGCTAGAAAAATTCTTGTGGATTATTATACCAATTGTGAAAAAAAATATATGGATGGTATGAAATTGATATGGATGGAAAAAGAGACAAAAATAGAGGCAGGCTTAGCTCAGGCAAAAGCAGAACTTGAGAAAGAGAAAGCAATTACCGCAGCAAAAAAAGCAGCAATAAATGCAGAAACAAAACCGAAGACAAATGCACCTCTTAACCCTGTGATCGCCGCACAACAAGCAAGAAAATTGGAACAAGCGCAACCAACGCCAAAACCTCTTAATCCTGTGATCACCGCACAACAAGCAAGAAAATTGGAAAAAACACCCATTAAAGTTCCTGGCAAGCCACCTGTTGCTGGAAAGGCACCTGTTAGATTTAACGCAATGAGAGAATACGCCCGTGAAAAATACTCCTAAAAGAGTATCATAGAACCTTCTAATCCAATAAACACATGGAAATATCCATGACACAGTTCGTAGACCATTGATACGTATACCAATGAAATGTTCCATCATCGGTCCATGTCCCGTTTTTAACGGGACAGTATGCTCTGTCCGAAGAACAGAGGGTCCATGTCCCGTTATTTCCCGTCCATCGTTTGTTCATCCATACATAATCAAATGAAGGCAACGTATTCGTCAGTGCAATCGCCGCTTCTTCTCGTATCTCCTCTGTCACCACTGAACTTTCTAACCACGCAGTACACCATCCCATACGATACTTATCCATCCACTGATGTGTATCCTGAAAACACGCCAAAATCATATGATATCCTTTCTTATATAATCTCCACTGCTGACCAAGCCCTGTATCATTACGAATAATACACACTTGTGGATAAATACGATGATAGACGTCGATGAAGCGATAGGCTTGTTCTGCCGATATCGTACGAACATGAGGGGATGTTTGTTGAATAGGTAAGCGACGAAACACATATTGTCCTGAATAGATCGGGTTATACATAATAGGTAAATAGTATCCTTCTTTTAAAAACATGGAATAAGGGCGTCCATTTGTTGTCACATAGCGCTGAAGCTCTGTCAATAAGTAATCACCCACTCCTCTTTTCCGCCAATCAGGATGAATACAGAACGCATCCACACGATAAATGGAGGGCGAACCATCCGCCATGAATTTACCCACATATCGATAACGTATCGTTCCCACCAATCGCTCTTTTTCACGAGCCAGTAAGAAATAATCCATGGGACCCAGAAGATGCGATTCAGGAATATCAAGTACGGGCGTATGTGGTGGATTTCCAAAATAGTTCCGTAAATACTCCCTTATTTCCGTTAGAATCGACAAAGAGGTTGGACTAGTTACAAGTATGGCATCAACACCAGTAGGAGAAGGCAATGAACTCTTCTCCATAAGAAAGGGTTCAAATGATTTTGTAGTAGAGATATTGAAGGAAGAAAACCAAAAGACCATTCTATGGTATTATGGTTTCATTACTTAAATCGTATAAAAGAATATAAACTTTCTTTAATGATACATAGATCATGGAGCATTACCGCTCAGTTATGTCTGAAGATTCGCTTATCACCAAAGAACGTACAGGTACCTCATTTTCCTATTATGAATCCATTGACGAATTTAATCAATACCGTTATGGCGGTATATCCTATTCCATGTATCATATCTGGAATCATTTACTCTATTTGATTTGTGGATGTGGCTCTCGCAGACGTACTACATAATGTAAACGATTCTTTAACGGAGCACGGGATCCTTCTGTCTAAAAAGACAGAACATACTGCTCCGTTTTTAACGGAGCACGGGATCCTTCTGTCTAAAAAGACAGAACATACTGCTCCGTTTTTAACGGAGCACGGGTCCCTTCACATGCCTAATGTATAACGCTGCAATGTCAGGGCACCATCTTGGATTCAATCGTGTCGTTCGTGGATGAAACCATGCAACGGCATTTTTCTCTTTTCGATCACGTTTCCATCTCTCAAATCCAGCAGGATGCTCTTTGATCCATTCAAATGTATCAAACGATTGTTGTATCTGTTCAGGTGTAATAAATCCTTGAAATAAGTGATATTGAAAATAGGTACCAGGTTCATAATCCATTTCCTGGGATTGAAAGACGAGCCCTGTGTGCTGTACTCGCTTGACATCAGTAATATGAGATTCTTCTTCCGTTTCCCTCAACACGTTCTCTTTTAACAAATCGTGTACGCTTTTGCGTGTTCCTTTCATATCTTTTCCTTCCATTTGCCCTTTCGGTGGCTCCCATGCAGCGGATCCTGCACGTTTCTTTCGATCTTTTACCACCAAAAAATGACGATTTTCGAAAGGCTCCGAGGTAGGATGAAGAAAAATACAGGAACGTAGATAGACCCGCCATCCTTCCACAGGATGCTCCACATAAGCGTATGATTTAACGGGATCAAAAGGAAGCTTCTCACTGCCCCGTATTAGTCCTTTTTGAAAGACATCAAATAATGGTACGTCTGACATGTATCTGACCTATCTTTACTATTTATAATTATTTACTATCAATAGTAATTATGACCAATCTCAAAAAAGAAGCGATCTTTCGTCTGATCAAAATGTCAGACATGGGGTATACTGTTATTATTTATTTCATCATCGGTGTGATTCTTGCTAAACTATCCGATGCCATCTATGGAACATACCATCCAGAAACAGAACGAAAAAAATCAACTGTCCGATTGTGTGCGGAAATCTTAGGTATCATATGGCTTGATCTCATTCTTTTATATGTTGTCAGAAATGTAGTAGAATGGATTCCTTCCCCCTTTCATGGATTCCATGGATATGATCATTTTCGCCTCAAAGAACTAAATGGTAGCATGGTATTAGGCGCTACGTATCTCTATTTTCAGAACAATCTACGTAGCAAATTAAGTGATTTAAATAAACGTATGACCTTTCGATAACTCTTATTCCGAATCTCTCGTAAAAAAGAGTAAAAATCCATACTGAAAGGAAAGAGGAGTCATATCCACATACTTGGTATACGTCCACCCATTCTTCACTGCCTTCTTAATAATATCCGCCATGCTCGGCATGACCATGGTGTGTTTTTGGCGACGAACCGATCCATCCTTAAAACGAAACGTTTCACGAAATTCTGCATGTGGATCATTCAATTCAAATACGGCTTCATAATCAAACTTGTCAAAGACAGCTTTTGATGTAGTAATGCGCTCCTTTGAATAATTCTGTGGTGAAATTCCTACCCACGGATTAGCGCAGTCAAGGACAGGTACAAATTTATATTTATTGACCACTTCGATCGCTAAGCATCCGCCTGGTTTGACCCAGAGCGCCAAATTGCGGAATAAATTATCCAAATCCTGAAAATAGTAAATCGTAAAATACAAGAGACAGGCGCTGGAAAATTCAGCAGTGGCGGCAGCACCTGGTCCAATCAGATCTGCTGTCCTAAACTCGACATCCTGTTTCTGTAAATCCGTCAATGTAGTACTTGGCAGTGTGGTACCTTTCGCATAGCGAATCATTGCGGGGCTCTTATCAATTCCTACACTATGCCCAGCACCCAAATTCGCAAATGCACATGTCGCAATACCAATTCCACACCCAGCATCCAAAATCATCAGTTGATTTTTCGGCTGATGTTTTGTGAATTCCTCCATACAAATAGCAGCTTCCGCCTGAATCAAATTCTCATTTTGTGTCAACTTCGTAAAGACCGATCCATAGAAATCATCAAATAATTCATCATTTCCTAGCCATTGATATTGTGATTTAGATGCAGCTGAATCCGCTACAAATCCTTCACTCACCGTATAATAATCCAATGTTGTCAATTTATCCATCGATAAAATAATGAGGTAATTCACAATGATGAGAAGAAGTGTGACCATCAGAACCGTTTGCCACGTATCAAAGGTAAATAGAGTGAGGAAGCATGCCAGAATAATAACAGCGGCATAAATAATAAATTTGTGAAAGATTTCTTCCATCCTACTTTCTCTATCAGTTATGTATGGATTTTCTAGTCACACGCTTTTTCCTAGAAATACGACGACACGTCACAGCACTCTTTTTATGTCCACAATCACTCGAATAACCCGCTATCTTCTTACAAATCGAAGTATAGGGATCCTTAAACGTAGCATCCATACTACATCGCATTCTCCATAACCAATTCATCGTTGTCTTGCGACAAGTTAGAGTAGGTGGGTTTTGCTTTTCTGCCTTTTGCCAATGAGATGCTAGGGGATGAGGTAATACAGCCGGAAGAAAGACCCAAAAACGTCTAAACCAATACATTCGCCATTTCATAGGAAGAACATTCCATTTATTTCGTTCACAATGCTTTTTACACTGAAAGACTTCCTTAGGACAGTTGGGCATCGGTAGGGAATGTCGTGAGGTTTCCTTCGGATGATGATATCCTACCGCAAATAGAAAATCCCACAACTGTACCATTTGCTGTTCCCACGGACATCGTAGCATTTGGTCATATATTTTTGTCACATAGGCAAAGGACGGATTCGTATGAGGATACATTCCTTGACTACGTAATTTATGATTGACACAATTATGAATGGTATAGAGCCATTTTTTGAGATCTAAGGTGGGCGTAATTCCCATTTTATCAATTTCAAAGGGATGCTCACGATAATAATCGGTGAGGGAGGTTCGGCAAAATTTACAGGGTAGAATATAGGGGATAGTTTCAAAAAATTGTGCGTAGGTAATAGCATTGGATGCCGAATAGGTATAATCAAAAGACACGAGATGGAGTAATTTCCACCCTGATGGACCCCAAAATCGTGTATCCATTTCTCTATCATTTTCCAAGATTAATATATCATAGTTGATGTGATATAGTAATATACTGCGATTTGTATTACGATGTGTTACGATGTGTTGCGATGTGTTACGATGTGTTGCGATGTGTTACGATGTGTTACGATTTATGATCCGCCAAAAAATCTGCTATCCAAAGGTGCCAAATAGGGACGCACTAATGAATCGTTTTGGGGCTGTGTTTCTGCCTTACATTTCACAACAGCCGGGGGGCACTTTGTGCGTGGGCATGGTGCGCAAGAGGGGCACTTCGTCGGCTCAGGGCATTTCACCTCAGGGCATCGTGGGCGTGGGCATGGCGGGCATTCTCCCTTTGCCTTCTGACACTTGGAGCAGTCTAAAATCACTGGATTCTGCTTCGGAATGGATGTTTTTAAGACATAGTTGCTCAAATCGGGGACGGGAGGGCATTCACTCTTTAGGATATAATTACTCATATCGGGTAAAGCGGGGCATGGTGGAATAGAGCTCTTCAGCACATATTTACTCATGTTTGGCTGCTTACATTCAGGGCATGCCGGATGTGCTGGACGAGGTCTGGGTTTAGGGCAGCCGCATGGAGAGGGAACTCCACAGCTATCACATGCGCCACTGTAATTTTCAAAGTTTTCTTGCTGTAACCATTTTGAGAAAAAGAGACCAATCGCAAGACCGATCACAAAAATTCCTGCTATATGAATTAATGAACTTGTCATTCTGTTGGTCACCTACTTTTTAAATAGTAATAAATATGGAATGATTTGTTATGATGTTTCTCGAACGAAAATAATATCCTCAAATTGTCCTAATACGATATTCATTGCGACCATTTTTCCATTACGAATGCGCTCGGCATATTCCGCTTTCGAACAAATGTAATATCTCGCAAAATAGGTGTGCAAATCTTTGGTATCCATGATGTATTTTTGAATAAAGACATACGCACTCTCTTCCGATGGAAAGGTGCCTAGTACCTGTCGTTCATGAAAGGGATGATCGACTGCTCGCATAATAACTTCCGATTCTACCACATATTCGGTACCCATGGTTCAAATACTATTTATGGTTTCTATTTTGAAATTCGCCATCCTGACCAATCGAGTGGTGGGCATCCACAGGTAACAGGCAGACTTGGATCCATGGTTGCCTGTAATCGTGTGCACATCATGCGCGCATATCCTTTCCATGAAAAATCTTCGGACACTTTTGTTTGAGGTGGCATGATTCCAAAATCAGATGGGTTGAGTCCCCGTTTCTTCACTTGCTGTTCAATCTGTTTGGAACGTGCCTTCCAATCAAAATGGGAGGGTCCACGTCCTGCATCCATCGGTGTCGGTGCCATCCGATCGGTGACTGGCATTCCTGAATCCATCGGAGTAAACTTCGCATTAGAAATGTTATCTAAATCGGACATGGATGGAAAACCGGTTTTATCAATAGTGGACTGATTCATCATAGACTGATTCATCGATGGAAACCCTGACTTATCAATGATGGACTGATTCATCGATGGAAATCCTGACTTATCAATGATGGACTGATTCATCGCACCATATCCTTTCATCGCTTCGAATGGTGAAGTGTATTTGACTTCGAAAGAGGCACTAACACCATTGACAATGGTATCCATGTATTTATTTATTAATTTATTGATTTCTCGGGTTGTTTGTGGATCTTTTAGCATGTTAGATGGTAACAAATTCGCAAGAGCAGGAGGAAGTCCAGCTTTCTTAATAAATTGAGGTAATGGATCACTTGGTTTACCTAATACGGGTAATGCCTTATTTAGTAATGCCTTTGTCACTGGAATTTCTGATTCGTTGATACTACCTCTTTGGATTTGTGTCAGGATAGTTTGAATATCCGATTTAATTTCAGCAAGAGCGACCACACGAGCACTTGTAGTTTCACTTGTATCACCGCTTGCTGATAAACGCATGGATTCGTAATTAATACGTTCGATAAATTTTTTCAAATCATTTATTGTAGCATTGCCTCCTCCTGTATATGTCTTTTCTTTCTGTACAGGGGCAGGGGAAGACTTGGCGGATTTACCTGGAACGACACTCGGTGCAACGGAATTAGCTGCCTTCATGTCCGCCAATAAAGTATCATTAAATGCTTTCTTGTCTGCTTCTGATAATTGTTCTAATTCTGAACTCATCGTTGCACCTCCACTCAAGATTTCAATTTCTTTGGGAGTTGCTGCGGATTGTACCAATGTACCAAAATCTGCAACGGCTTCTTCCATTCCTACACCTGTACTTTTTGCTTTGTCAATTCGTGCTGCTCCTGCTTTCAATTTTGCAGGATCAATTCGTTTCATTATTTTTGCAGTAACTTCATCACTATTCGCTGTATTTGCTAATTTATTTGCATCAGAAATTGCTTTCTTTGCAAGTTTCTCCCCTTTTGATATAAATCCCTCTACTGGCTTTGTAAATTGATAAATGGGACCCTGAATCGGACCAGCAGCCCCTATCAATCGCACTTTCTGTTGTAAAAATGCCAAGTTCGATGAAATCTCATTCAAATGGGACAATGTCATATTCGGCTGAATTCCTGGATTACGATTCAGAACCTCTACTTCACTTTGTAGCGTATGGAAATCACTGCGTGCGGTTTGTAGCGGTAACTGAATGGTAGGATCAGATCGTTCCGCAATCTCCTGTGCCTCAAACGCAAGAAAACCCTTGAGAAGCTCGAGAAGGTTAATTAATTGCTGACGATTTGCCTTAATGAGTGTCGTATCCTGATAGGGTAACGGTGATGCCGCAGCAATCTGTTGATAAGGAGCTTGCGGAAGCTGACCAGGTAGGGTCGATGGCTCAACGGAGCAATTGCTAAAAATAGACCCATTCTGAGCAAGAGTCGATACCGTATTCGATACCTTAGCAGCCGGAGGAGAAGGTAACATAGATGGAATCTGATTGACTGGTATATTGACTTGATGTGATGGTGATGTATTCATCGGATTAAATCCCTCTTTTGTGGCTGTTGTAAAAGAGTAAATCACAAGTAAAACAAAAAGTAATAATAAGAAGGCAAACATCCTACTCTCTTATCCTATCTTTTGATTTATTTGTTTTATTAAAATGACTCTAGATAGCTTGTACGATCTAGAATAATTATATACTACGATTAAAAGGATGATCGTTTATAGGTATTAGAACGATATTCTTTTCCTTGCGCACAACTAGTAGTGAAATATTCTATGATATCCACTTCTTCATCTACATCATCTGTATCAATGAGTGTAGTTGCCTCATACATTTCGTCCTCTTCATCCTCTTCATCCTCTTCGTCCTCTCTGTAGACTTTTAATTTACTTGTAGGAGGCGGTGAACGCTTTTTTGATAATGCATTAATTAAGTATAATTGTATTTTTTCTAATTTATCCTTACCACCAATACGTTGAGCTTTTCTTCGAGCTTGTTCTCGAGATCCAGGTGCGTCTGTTCCACGAGGACCTATTTCTCCCTTTGGACCTACTGGACCTGTTTTTCCTTTTGGACCAATAATCGGATTTTCTACCGGTCCATTTGATTCTATGATACCATCTTCTCCACGTGCTCCTTGAGCCCCTATTTGTCCTTGTTTTCCTTGAGGTCCACGTGCTCCTACTCCTTTTTTAATACCTTCTGCTCCTTGTTTGCCTTGAGGTCCACGTGGTCCTTTTTCTCCTTGTGGTCCTTGTTCTCCATCGGGTCCTTTCGCACCACTGATGGCTTGTTTTGGCTGTATTCCTTGTTCTCCTTGTTCTCCTCGTACTCCTTGCATATTTCCAGATGAATCTGTACAGCACTTATAGCTATATTTCTTATTCGTACCATCTTGTTGACGTTTTAATTGCGAAAGATATTGATTGGGTTTACATTCCAATGTATATACATTAAAATCATTTAATACATCGGTTGTTTGTGTATTACATGATGTAAATCCATCCTTATATACATTAGAAACGGACCATGCGATAATAAGAATAATCAATAGAAAACCTATTGATAACATTTGCATTCCCTACTATATAGAAATAAGTTTTATAACCGTATCTATGCATAATGTTATAAAATATTTATAGTAATGTTATTATTGACCTCTTATATATTTATTAATTTTATCTTGTACATTAAATAATGCGATTGTTCTGTCCAATTCTGAGGATCCAGTTTTTGGTGCGGGTGTAACCATTCCATCGGGTCCTTTTGGTCCCTGTATTCCTTTTGGTCCCATTTCTCCAACATTACCAATTGGTCCTTCTATGTGTCTTATCATTGGTAATTTAATAGATGTACCTGGTTTGCCTGTTTCTCCTGTTTCTCCTATCTCACCATCATCTCCTACCTCACCAATAGGACCTATATTTCCCTCTTCACCCACATTTCCTTCTGGTCCTTGTTTGCCGACTGGACCAACTAATCCTCTTAGACCAACTGGACCAACTAATCCTGGAAGACCGTCTGTCCCTGGAGGACCTTTTTTGCCTCGTGGACCTTTCGCTCCAACAGGAGCAACACAACACGAGTATTTAACTGCTAAATATTGTGAAATATTATCTCTTGTTACATTTAAATCAACAGGCGCTGCGTCAAAACCCGCTACTTTGGTATATCCTGAAATGTATTCTGTATCATTACATGTAATATCTTGATCAAACATATTCTGATCGGTACTTGCCGTTGTTTGTATGTTACGACAACCGTTTGTTCCATTTTTTGTCCATTTTGCGGCGGCATCTCTGCCAGCGGCTAGCTTCATTTGAAATATCGCTTCTGCTCTTTTATTTTGTGCGACGAGTAAGGCATTCTCAAATGCTGCTTTTGTTGGAAGATACATATTGTAATTGATAATCGCTCCAGACACATCCGATGCTTCTAGACTTTTTGTAACCTTACTCCATGCATTTATCATTATGTTGTATTCATTTGTTAGACCATAGAAAGGTCCAAAAAGTTCAGCATCACTATTACTATTTTTAACATAATCGCTATCTGTATTATTTGATTTTAAGGCAGAGAGAACAGCTGCACTATAGGTTTTTTTACTTGACATGAATGTATTATATGTTTCTATTAACTTTTCAGTTGCTGTCGCAATATCAACTAATTTTGATGAAACTCCTATGATTAAAAGTGCTTTTTTAGCTGCTTCATAAGCAATCCAATCTGCAGATAATGCTGTATGTTCCTTATCGATGCCAAATGTTGTATTTGGAAAAAGTGCAGCATTCTTTACAAGGATAGAATTCTCGGCATTTGCATTATCTATTCTTTCTCGTGTACTTGTTATACTCTTAGTAAGTGAGTCTGTTATAGATTTGAGTTGCGTATTCGCTGCGGTTTGTTGCGCAAGAGAGTCCTGATAGGATGCTCTTCTTGAATTGATATCATCTACCACCATTTGTGCGTTATCATATACGATTTTTAAAAAAGGGAGTGTTCTTGTTAGTGTATCATATTCTTCCTTTTGTTTTGCCCATACTGCTTGAGCATTATTCGCAGCCGCCTGAGCAGCATCCCAGGCTGCTTTCGCATCTGCTTTTGCTCTTACTCTTGCAACACGGGCTGCTTCTACTCTTGCAGCTTCTTCTCTTGCGAGTCTTTCTCTTTCTGCTTGTTCTCTTGCTGCTCTTTCTCTTGCTTCTCTTGCTATTCTTTCTCTTTCTGCTGCTTCTCTTGCTTCTCTTGCTATTCTTTCTCTTTCTGCTGCTTCTCTTGCTTCTCTTTCTGCTCTTTCTCTTGCTTCTCTTGCTTCTCTTTCTGCTCTTTCTCTTGCTTCCCTTGCTATTCTTTCTCTTTCTGCTGCGGCGGCTGCGGCTGCGGCGGCTGCAGCTGCGTTTGCTGCTGCTTGTCTCGCATTACACATACCCCGCCTCCAAAACCAATCCCATCCACTACAGACCATTATATTACTATCTATTAATAAATTATATATAATATAATTTACATATCATACTTTATGATTTATGACAAAACCCGTACACAATAGATAAAATCTCATCTATGATACCCTTTAGTATTATATTACATAATACGTATACTTCTCATTAATTTGGCAATGCCTCAAATCTTGCTTTTGCAGCAGCTGCTTTTGCTACTGCTGAATTTGGATTCGATAGATTTACATCTGCCTCTGCTCTCCTATATTCACTACCAGCCGCATTTTTATCATTAATTACCTTTTCTAAGTTAGACAAATTCGTTCTTGCCGTATTTGCATTCTTCTCAAATTCTACAAAATTCGAATCACCAAGTGCTGCTTTTGTATCAGTCACAGCATTATTTGCTGCGATAACAGCATTTGTCGCTTTTATGTATGCATCTTTTGCAGTACTAATTTCAGTAGAGGAACCAACTGCTTTTTTTGCGGAATCAATGGCGGCATTTGTTTGAGTAACCTCTTGTTTTGCTTTTGCTAATGCTGTCGCTGCGGCTACAATAGCATCCACAAATCCTTCTTTTACTTTCGTAAAATAGAATAAACCAATAATCAATATAATAAAAATACATAATGAACCTATCATAACATTCTTATTCATTATACCTATTAATAGTTTAGTTTATGATATGAGGAATAGTATACATCATTAAAACCGGACATTATTCATAAATTAAATTCATTACCTTGTGCGAGAGAGGGACTCATAGTATAGGACTGTGTATTTGGCTCACGTGAAGAAAGCATCTGTTGCGCATTACGTTGTAAGGCAACTAATTGAATAGTACGTTTTATCGAATCGGATACACGATCGGATTCGACACGATAGTCCACATCCTCTAAGATGAGGTCATTGTCATTTGGTTTTACATAATTCATTCCTGCAGGACCGATATCTCCAGGAGGTCCTTGTGGTCCTTCATCACCTGTTAATCCACGTGGTCCTACTTGTGTAATGACTCCATCTTCTCCTATTTTCTTTACTATATCGGGATCTAATGCTGCATTATCACCTGGTGCTCCTTTTGGTCCTTTTGGTCCTGGTATTCCTTTATACCCTTTCTCGCCTCTTGGACCGGAAATGCCTTTTAGTCCATCGGGTCCTTTCTCTCCTGGTGCACCTGGTGGTCCTGGAGGACCTTGTATTCCCTGTATTCCTACATTGCCATCAAGACCTGGAAGCCCTTGTATTCCATCTGGACCCTGTAGTCCTATTAATACAGGACAGCATGTATAAGTATATGCTTTACCATCAGATACCACTTTAGATACGTATTCGCCTGTAGCACAGGTAAAGATAGAGTTTGTCGAGGTTTTATTTGTACATTGTCTTTCTGTTTTTTGTTCGATTGTTTGAAAACCTTCATTATTGTAATGATATGTTATGAATAATACAATAACAATTATAATTAATAATCCATATAGTATTTTCATCTATCTATTACTTACTTTTATTATGAATCATTAGCGTTTGTAGGAATATTGTTTGTATTCCAGTCCCTGCATCGATGCGGGTGTATAGACAGAATTGATAAGATCGTCCGCTTTATAGGGTGTTTGATAGTCAATATCAGCATAAAAATCGGTATTAATTTGAAAATCTGTACCAATTTCATCCTTACGAGCAATCAGATCATTACGTGTTGTCAATAATTGTTGAATTTGTTTTTGCATTTCGATGATGGATGTTGCTCGCTGATCATCCGATAATACAGGATATGGTTCATTATCATAAAAATTTAAATGATGATGATGTCTCATTCTATTTATTATTTTTATTATAAATGATAAATCATTTGTAATAAAAACCGGATAGTAATCTCTAATAATCAAGTGAGCACCCCCAGCACGGAATCTGGTCTTTTCGAATGTACTGTGACATATCGGGATCATTTTCTGATAAATCAGATGTACATGAATCGTCTGACACTTCACATGAATCTTCATCTATATTCCTTCGCATTTGTGCAATTGCTTTTTTCTGTAATGCTGGTGGTAATTTTGAAATTTCTTTCTCTAATTCTGCTGCTCTTGTGCCTGCTCTTGCTCCTGTGCCTGTGCGTGCACCTGTGCCTACACCTGATGCTGTGCTTACACCTGTGCCTACACCTGATGCTGTGCTTACACCTGTGCCTACACCTGATGCTGTGCCTACATTAGATCTTGTTCTACCAGTATTTTTTACGACGACATCGAGTGATCGATTTGCTAACATTTCATTATGAACAATTTTCTGAATATCATTTAATAAATTGCTATGCTTATTTAGTTTCATTGCTTCATATCCTGTATCAGACAATGTTACCTCAGGGTTAACAACGGCTGGTGTACTATTTTTAGTAGGAATCATAAAAGATGCATGCGCATCATTAATATTATTTACACCTTTTGAAACAATATACGCCGTTGTATTGAAATAAGGCTTTATTTTAGAAAGAGGAATACTTGCTGATTCATATCGTATATCATTTGTCACATTTAGATCATTTGTGAGTAGTGTACCATCTTCTGAAAGTAATCTATACTTGACAGACTGTACAGAATTTAGAGAAGGCATTGCAGCAAAAATGCGCAAAAAATTATTACTGTATTCAGTCGCAACATTTATTCTATCTCTTACAATCTGATTATCTGTATTTGTAGGACTTGTATCTACTTTTTTTGTATTAGAAATCGCAGCAGGAATTGCTCCTGCTGCTCCTGCGGGTGCACCAACTGCTCCTGCTGCTCCTGCTCCTACTGCTCCAGCTGCTCCTGCTCCTGCTGCTCCTGCTCCTGCTGCTCCTGCTGCTCCTGCGGCGGGTGCACCAACTGCTCCTGCTCCTGCTCCTGCTGCGGGTGGTGCTCCTGCTCCTGCTGCTCCTGACATCGCAGCTGCTGTAGTAATGCTTGTAAATGCTTCTTCATTATACGAATACGATAAGACAATTGTAACAATTAATATAATAAGTAGCGTAAATATACTGTATCGTAGCATCTCTACTTCCTATTATATGTTTAAAATTTGATTGTCTATCATCTACGTATTTTGAATAGAACAATGACATTACAAACTCGATTTATACAAGATAATCGAATAGAAATCGGAATCGATGAAGCCGGGCGAGGTTCCTTCTGGGGACCCATTATGGCGGGGGCAGTTATTTTACCTGAAACGGAATGGACCGATGATCAAAAAACACTCTTTCATACATTACGAGATTCCAAGAAAATAAGCCCTAACAAACGTGAGAAAATGGCAAAACAACTCAAAGAATTGATTCCATTGTCTACAGTGGGTATTGTAACCGCTGCAGAAATCAATGAACATGGAATTCAATGGGCGAATCGAGAAGCCTTTCGTAGGGCTGTTCTATCCCTTCCTCTCCCAGATCATTCAGCATGTCGCCTTCTGATTGATGGTACATTGGCGATCGATGGCTGGAACGGTATCCAAGAAGTCATTATAGAAGGAGACAATCAATACATGGCAATTGCGGCGGCGTCTATTCTTGCGAAAGTGGAACATGATCGATGGATTCAGGAGTATTGTCTGGCACATCCTGAATGCGAAGATCGATATCATTTGCTCTCTTCCAAAGGATATGGAACGGCGAAACATAGAGAGGGAATACATATCTATGGAGGTCATGAACTACATAGAAAAATATACATACAACAATGGTTGCCTGGTGCGACACAAACATCCAAAAAAAAGGATAAAAAAGAAAAGACAGAATTATGCCTTATTCAATTTCATATACCGCAGAATGAGTAAATCATTTACTTGCGGCATGTGCGGCGACGGTGGCGACGATGACGACGACGCTTGCCGCCCTGAGACTGACGACGCGAGTTGCGACGGCTGCGCGAGTTGCGACGGCTGCGAGAGTTGCGACGCTGCTGCATATTGCGACGGCTGCGCGAGTTGCGACGGCTCTGCTGCATATTGCGACGACGCTGCTGCATGTTGCGACGGCTATTTCCACCCTTCTGGGTACCAACGAGTCCCTTCATTACTTCTTGTAAATCTCCCATGTTGTTCTATATTAAAGGATCATATTTTTTTTACGCAATCTAGAAATGAAACAAATTTATTTGATATCCGTAGTTCTAGTCCACGCGTAATGTACCATCCACCCATGCATTCATAATTGCCAAATCACGAGCACGACATTTTGAAAAGGCAGTATATCTATATTGATGCGCCTCATTCCTTTCGATCGTCACATACTTTCCGTTAGGGTGAGATGGACGACTTTCATCCGGAGTATTTGCGCCCCGTAGTCTTTGTATCCATTTAAAGGACTCATACGCAAACACCTGCTTATCCAATAATCCTACACGTGATAATACGAAAACACCTGGCGCCCCCACACTTGGTAGTGTATTAATAGGTGATACTGATAATAGCTCCTTGAAATTGACGATACGCTCTCTCGGATTACCAAATTCTTTAAACTCTCCTATTGTAAGGGGTAATTTAGGATTAGAGCTTGTGCGAAGCACATCGACATAGGGTACTTCTGTAAAGGCAGCACCTACCAATTCGCCATGTGGAAAGCGTGATACAATGGCACCAATGGAAAGACCGCCTGCAGACCGTCCATAAATCACTGTTTGATCGGGACAGAGTTCTAATCGGCGTTGTGAATGACGAATGACTGCCTCAAAATCATCTACGACCACATGGCGATTATCTCTACGTGCTTGTTCTCCCCATGCTTCATCACTATCTCCACTACCACGAACCATAGCAAAGACTACCGCCCATTTTCTGGATAACAGTGGGTACCATAATTCATAAGGCCAGTCAACTGGTGTCACGGTACCATACGCACCATATACAACAATGAATTGAGCCTTTGGTTTGACTCCTTTCTGCTTGACAATCAAATAGGGGACTTTTGTTCCATCTTTGGAAGAGGCGTGTAATTTATGAACATCCAGTGGTTTGAAACGAATGGGGCAATCTACGACACGAATCTGGGTATCTTTATGAATCTTATGATTGATGATATGAAATAGATAGGGTTCTGTCGTTGGGCAATTCACAATGAATGATTCAATCAACATGTTCTCCCAAGTCGACCAATTATTGGGTGTGATCGAGCCCACTTTTAATCGGCACAGGAGTACAGGTCGTTTGCGAGCAGCACAATGCCATATACATTGTTCACCCTCGTGAATAGTAATCACATGACCCGAATAGAGATTTACCCATCGTATTTCTTCTTTTGGAAAATGCCATGTGATAATCGGATTACCCATCGGAATCCATTTCTCCATATGAGAATTTCGGATAAGTACACAGTCATCCCCGTCTATGGTTTTTCCTAGTGGCATTTGCATCACCGATTTTGGATAGAGGGGAACCAATATGAATCCATCCACACGATACAATTCCTCCGTTTGAGGATCAGCTGATTTAAAATACAGTGTTTTATTGACCGCCTTCCATAGATAAATATTCCGTTCCCTATCTTTTTCACGATAAAGAATTCGATCCCCTTTTCCTGTATAGGCGTTACATACACGCAATTCAATTGTTTGAAATGTGTCACGTATTTTAATATAATAATAGAGATGTCCAATGACTGCCATTTGCGGCGAGATGCCTCCTTTTCTCCATCGTTCTTTACCCGTTGCGTCAATACAAACATGCTCATATAAATATGAATTGTCTTCTACATTTCGACTATACCATACATACTCGCCCTGTGTATCCATATCAAAGGCGTATTCATAATACCTATCCCATTTCCATTTCCATTTACAACTTGATCCAGAATACATCACTAAATCAATATTTCCATATCCGACAGTAATGGGAGGCATATTTGTATATTGTGATACATCATCCATTTCCTGCTCCATTTCTTTGGCAACACGTTCCACTGACCGCTGGGAAGATAGAGTATGATAGTTGTGTTTCTCTTGTTTTATTAAATTATCCCATCGTTTTCCCTTCATTGGCTCCATCCACGCCCACGGATCCTTCCATGCGAGATATCCTATATTTCGTACCTCCTCCGCCATCTACTATCCATACAACTTAAAAGATAAAGAAACATATCTTATTAAATGGCACCTCTTACCGTCAATATTCTCTATAATCGAACGAATACGTTTGGACTGACAGATGATGTTACTGTCATTGAACGACTATTAAAAAAAGCTCAGGACTCTATTGGACAGCCGATACAAAAGGCAAAGATTGTGGATATTCGTGAACCTCTAAGTCACTGTGATATTCAATTTCACTTGGAAACACCCATTTTTGGTGCGATTCCATGGGGACATACTAATGTGATTCTTATTAATCCGGAACAATGGTCTTATTCTTATGATTCCTATGTACATGCATTTGATGCATTACTCTTTCGTGATCCTGATTCTGCCGCCGCCTTTCGTGCCGATTTTGAAAAGAAGGGAATTCGTTCGGATCATATTCATGTCATTCCATGGTGTGCATCATGGAACAATGACATTCCAGCATGTAACGGATATGATGGATTTTATAATGGATTTGTCTGCTTTCTGGCGGGTTCTTCCAGTAAGTATGAATATCTGAAGAAGTTGATTCCTCATTGGCGTCCATCTGATCCTCCACTCACTGTTTACACGACACGTCCTCATTTTGTGGATGAGCTACAACAGCTCGGTCTGCCTGATAATATCCGTGTGATCTGTAAAGACATGGATGTGATTCCACGTTATCGGATTATGAGTTCATATAAGGGACATCTCGTATGTAGTCAGGGAGAAGCATATGGATATGCCGCAGCAAATGCTGAAGTACTTGGTCTTTTTACCATTATGAATTCACTTCCCGTCTTTCAGCATACTTATCAGTACAATCATGGAATTGCGTGGCTTTCTAATTCCTATACGCCATCAGAGCATGTTCGATATTTACTTGCGAGTCCAGGTGATATGATTCGTCAGGAGCTAGAAGAGGCGTTCAGGCTATTTAATATAAATGATTTTGGTCAAATTCGATGGGTACGTCAGATGAAAGCGAGGGAGCGTTTCTCTTCTACCATCTTTGCCTTTCTACCGATTATTGGCAGACTACAACTACTCATTCAGCAGCGTCAGTCAGCAAAGAGTGTGATTCATTGTCCACCCATTCTTCATGTGGCTGATTGTCCACCGATTACTATTATTACACCCACGTATCAGCGAAAGAATTTGATTGATATTGCTTTTCACAATTTGCTTGCCACGGACTATCCACATGAAAAGATCGAATGGATTGTCATCGAGGATAATGAACATGCGAGCCAGATGGCAAGTGAAAAGATTGTACAATTTCAAGTACAGGCTCCTAGTATTCAATTGAAATATATCCCTATTGAGGGGCGTATGTCGATTGGTGAAAAGCGTAACATTGCCATTCAGCATGCTACCCATGATATTATCCTATTTATGGACGACGATGATCATTATCCTATTACGTCCTTTCGCCGCCGTGTCGCCTGGCTTACCAAGGGTACGAAGTGTGGTGAGACGGGAAAGGCATCGATTGTCTGTTGCACCACATTGGCGCTTTATGATTTGATGAAGGGTACATCGGCGGTCAATGTGCCACCATTTGATATCCCCTTTTCTCAGCGTATCTCAGAGGCGACATTGGCGTTTCGGAAATCGGCATGGGTAGAACGACCCTTTCCTCATGTATCGATTGCGGAAGGTGAGAATTGGATAGAGGGACGTGAGAATCAGGTGATTGAAATTCCACCACAACAAATCATTGTTGCCTTTTCGCATGGAACGAATCAATCGAGTCGTCGTATTCCACCATCTAATGTCGATCCATCATGCTTCTGGGGATTTCCGAAAGAGTATTTGATGTTTATTCATAGCCTGGCAGGTGTCCAAGTGGAGGAGACTACTTCGAGTGAGAAGCCTTCATCCGAATAACACGTTTTTTAGATCGAGTGCCACCTTGTACTTCTCCTGGTTCTACTGTTTTTTCTGTTTTTTCTGTTTTCTCTGTTTTCTCATCCTCTTCCTCGTCCCCTTTCGCATTTGCTTCTGTTCTTTCTCGATCCAATCCCTCTGCTACTAATAAATCGACATAGGATTTCTTCGCATTACTATCGCATAGATATTGCGTCATGCCTCTTGTATGAGGATAACGCATTAAAGAAAGTATAAATTGTATCATAGGAGCTCCGTCTTTCGCATTAGCAAGTAAATTCTCAACCGCCTCACGATGTTCCTTTGAACAAATATAGACAGGATCATCTAAAATGGCTTGCAAATCATTTAAATTACTAAAATCAACTTTAAAATAATCAGGGCGTGAAGATAGAGGAGGATTCAGCGCATTTAATTTCGCATCAATGTCTTTCTGAACATCCGATAAGGTAGTTAACATTTTTTCTAATTGATCACGAACGGGTTTGGGTGCGCCAATCTGAATAATAGATAATAAAACACCAAACACCATTGATTTTACACTATCGTACATAAAATATGGTAATTTTATTTGTATGGTAGGAGAAAGCATTTGAATGACAGTTAAATATGTCTTTAATGCTTGACCAATCAATAAAGGATAGGATCCATAGTATCCAATAAATGTTAAAATAGCTTTCTTCCAATCTCCACGCACTAGATCCAAGATCGCTATGAGAATCGATAATAACTTACGCCCCGTTTCATTTCCACTTACGTTTACCGCAATACGTGTGATATCCAATATGTAATAAATAAGAAAAACAATAAAGCGTGGTGGAATTGGGATTCCTGCAATTGGAATGTCTGGCTTCTTATCTAGTTCCTTTTCATAGTGAATAGCATCCATCTTTTCATTCATACTACGATTGACACGTTGAAAGGTAGACATGACTTTATCAAATAATATATCGGGTGTAAAAGTGCTTAAATCAATACTTTTTATTTTATCTGATAAACCACTCTTTAACGAATCATATTGTTGTGATACTTTAGAGGGTTCCTCTGGTTCTGGTTCTTGTATTGGTTCTGTCACTGGTGTTGGAATTGCCATGAGGCTTACTGGCACTGCTCCTGACGCTCCTGGCACTCCTGGTGCTCCTGGCGCTCCTGACATTGCCATGAGGCTTACTGGCATTGGTGTTGCGACTGTTGCTGGTGCTTCAGCTGGTGCTGTTGCGACTGTTGCTGGTGCTTCAGCTGGTACTGGTGCTGTTGCGGCTGTTGCGACTGTTGCTGTTGCTTCAGCTGGTACTGTTGCTTCAGCTGGTACTGTTGTTGGCACTGGTGCGACTGGTACGACTGTTGCTTCAGCTGGTACTGGTGCTTTCACTGTTGCTGGTAGTGGTGCATTCACCGTTGCTGGTAGTGGTGCATTCACTGTTGCTGGGAGTGGATTTTCTCCACCTTTCTGTAAACCGTGTGGTATCGGATCTTCAAAAAACTCAAGAATGGCAGGAACATAGGGCTGTAATAATTCAGTATATCGCTGCTGTTCAATCGGTGTGAAAACCGGTTGCCCATTATCCTTTACAGTGCGAGCCCAGTGTATCCCTTTCGTTTCACGAATTGCGTTGATGACACGTACAATGTTATTGACTGTATTAAAAATAGTACTAGGAAACGTATTACGTGCTAGCGCCATATGAATTTCATCTTTTAATTGATTAAATTGGTATTGTTGTCTTGAGAGATTCATCCTATCGTATCCTCTCATTAATTTCGTATGTTTTACTTCATCTTTACATCCGGATTCAATAGAATAAAGAATGGATTAGGAACCACACATCGTACACTCTTCTTCGCTATTCTTTTTTAGAAGTCGCATCATTTCTGATTTCTCAGCTGCCTTCTGAAGATCAGGGTCAATGGTGAATTTCTGTGCCATAACAGGCGATCGGGTTCTCAAATAATAGATACCTGTCTTTAGTCCTTGCTTCCAGGCATAAAAGTGCATCGATGTCAGCTTCGCATAATTCGGATCCGCCACAAACAAGTTCAAACTCTGCGACTGACAAATAAAGGCTCCACGACGAGCCGCCATATCAATCAGTACCTTTTGCTTGAGCTCCCATGATGTCTTATACAACTTCTGAATCGCCTCAGGAATCTGATCAATGCCCTGTACCGAACCATTTCGTGAAATGATCTGTTGCTTCATCATCTCATTCCATAGGTCCAACTTCTTCAAATCCTGTAACAAGTACTTGTTCACGATAATGAATTCACCTGCTAGGGTTCGACGTGTGTAAATGTTACTGGTAAACGGCTCAATACATTCATTAAAGCCCAGAATTTGTGACGTAGACGCTGTTGGCATGGGCGCCACCAACAGCGAATTTCGCACTCCATTCTTCTTCACCTTCTCCTTGAGCTGAGCCCAATCCAATGTGCCATCCACCTCTGTCATTGGCGTAACGGACCACATATCATATTGAAAGATGCCCTGCGACATCGGAGAGCCTTCGTACGTAGAATAGGGTCCCTCCTCTATCGCAATCTCGGATGAGGCTTCCACTGCTGCATAATAGATGTGCTCAAAGATACGTTGATTCAAGTCCGCCGCCTTCTCTGACTCCCATGGCATGCGCAGAAGTGCAAAGACATCCGCTAATCCTTGTACACCCAGACCTACTGGACGATGTCTCATATTTGATGTCCGTGTCTCAGGCGTCGGATAATAATTAATGTCAATGACACGGTTCAGATTCTTCGTTGCGACCTTTACCACCTGACGAAGCTTCTCAAAGTCAAAAGTGCGCTTCTTCGCATCGACGTAGGATGGGAGTGCAATGGATGCCAAATTACAGACAGCCGTCTCGGTAGGTGAGGAATATTCTATGATCTCTGTGCATAAATTGGACGATTTAATCGTTCCCACATTCTTCTGATTGGATTTCATGTTCGCCGCATCCTTGTACAACAGATAAGGCGTACCCGTTTCAATCTGTGCATCTAGTACCTTAAACCAGAGTTTCTGCGCATCTATCTGCTTACGTCCACGTCCCTCCGCCTCATATCGTTCATATAGTGCCTTAAATTCATCGCCATACACATCGGATAGACCAGGCGCCTCCGAAGGGCAGAAGAGCGTCCAGTGCGTGTTCTTTTCTACACGTTCCATAAATAAGTCAGGAATCCACAAACCATAGAACAAATCACGGCAACGCTCCTCTTCCGATCCTGTGTTGAGCTTTAGCTTCAAGAAGTCCTCGACATCCGCATGCCACGGCTCCAAATACATGGCGAATGATCCATTTCTCTTGCCCCCTCCGTTATGAGCAATACCAAGATGTGCGACAGTGTAGTCATGAGGACCATCAATCTCAAAATCATGAACTACTCCATCATATTGTACTTCTGTAATATCTTGAATTCGTGAATAGAGATTATTGCCATATTTGAGATAACTAAAGAATTCACCATCTGGTGCATTTGGAAACATATCCATAATTTCTTTGATACGAGGAACACGAATCACATTTGTGGGCAGTCTGGTAGTAATATTTTTGTAACTTGAAACATTTCCGACTCGATTACGAGTATATCCAGAACTTAGTGCTCCCATTCGTAAGAGAGCATAACGAATTGATTCAATTAATCCAAGTGAGGAAAGTTCAATTGTAATTTCTTTTTCACCAATACAGCCGTCCGTTTCAATAATTCCTCTAATAATTTGTTGTAATTTATTCAATGGCAGATGAAGCATAGGAGTATCCCATTTTTTATGATCATTCGTATCGTACATTTGAGAACGAGTCCATTTAAATCGTGGAGATGCTGTAGACCATTTAATGTCAATAGTGATATCATCTTTATAGGTATTGTATTTAACACCTCTGTCAGACAGATATTGTTTTACAAATTCTACAATATTAATTTTAGTGGTTTCATTCAATGTTACGCCCGAAGCAGCATAGGAAATATGACCATCTCCAAGCATAATACCATAAAATCGGCAATCCTCCTCTGTTATCTCTTCAATATCATGTGTATGAGTTGGAATCGGAAAGACAACAAAGTCTCCTTTGTTTAATTCCGTCGCATCCACAAATTCTGCTTTAGCAATTGATTTTTCAAGACGATTGCGAATCACATCAAAGTTGAGTCCTTTTGTCTGATGCTGTAGAGCCAGAATTTGATGTTCGGGTGTAACCCGAATTGGATAAATCGCATTTTTAACCTGGATTTCAAGCATTTTTCCATTATATTCGTGGCGAATTGGCATTTTTACTTTATGATAGGTTCCATCACTTGTAAGGATTTTATCTGAAATGCTTACATCTTCAATCAGTTTAGGACCATTCTCTGTATAGACCAACGTATCAGGAGTAAAGCATTGATCAACATAGCGAGCCGTATCATTAAAGTTCCTTAGCATAGGTACAATTCCATTTGACGTTCCATTCGTTCCTCGAATGAGCGAACCTTTCGCACGAATATTATGGAGATGAAGACCAATGCCTCCCGCATGTTTGCTGATGAGCGCACAGTCCTTTAACGTATCATAGATCCCATTAATGGAATCGCCCTTCATTGCCAGTAGAAAACAGCTGGAAAGCTGTTGTCTCGGCGTTCCCGCATTAAAGTTCGTCGGCGTCGCATGAATGAAATATTTCTGACTCAGCAGTTCATACGTTTCAAAGGCACGCTCCAAGTCAGAAGCGCCCCACAAAGCAAGGGAGACACGCATAATGAGATGTTGAGGGCGCTCCAACGTTTTTCCTTTGGTGTCACGAAGAAGATATTGTAGTTTTTCAAGAGTTTTAAAGCCAAAATAGTCAAATAAGTAGTCACGTTGATAGTCAATTCGCTGATTAATCGCATCACCGTGCTTTTCACAGATGTCAATCAGTTCTTGAGAAATATTACATAGTGTTTCACCTGTTTTTTCGAGTGTTTGATGGGATAATTCATAAATGACATCGGTAAAGCGATTGGATGTATTGCGATGATGATTGGAAATAGCAAGACGTGCTGCCAGTGTACCATAATCGGGATTCGTCGTCATAAGTGAAATGGAAAGTTGTGCTGCCAATTCGTCCAGCTCTGAAGTTTTCACGCCATCATAAATACGTAGTAGCGTGCGTTGAGCAATCAGTGTCGGATTTACGTCTAATCCGTCCGATGCGATTTGAATACGATTCAATACTTTATCGAAGGATACCGCTTCTACTTCACCGTTTCTCTTTACGACTTGCATACTAATCATGGATATGTTTCCGGAATACGATATATTTACACAAAACAGTGTGTCAAATTTTTAACAATAACGCAATTAGATAGAGATGACATCATTTGGTATGACTGTTGTTGTATTTTGCGTTATTATTATTATTGTGGTATTATTTACAAATACATTAAAATTTTCAAGTTTGACTGTGGCTCCTTATGGCTCCTCCTCACAGCAGAAGTGGTGGGAACGCCCTGATAGCGAGATGTTTGGTTATCCATTGTATTCCTATTGGGAATCTTTTGCAAATCCAACCGATAAGTCTCATTTATTAGATACCACTGTAAAGATGGCTAATTCACCGATTATGGAGTATCCACCCGATAGTCCAGATCAAGCCGATTTATACAATGATCAGCCCTATCACCTATTAAGTGATATCTTACCCCCACCTCGTGAAAAAGAATCCATCTCTTGTGTGAATAGTCGTTCGTGTTATGCGACTGATTTCGATCGCATGGTATCAAAAACGGGTACATTTCGTCAAATGACCAATAATTACAAGCGTGGTTATCCCGACAGCTGTTCCTCACCTTATCAGGAACTCGTTCTTAACTTCTACAAAGCCGATCCGATGGCAGTTCCTCCAAATAATACAGGTGGTAGTGTAAGCGAAATGAATGATGGATTATAATCGTGTCCTTTCATATAAACATGGAGAGAGGTATCATGATGCTTTTTCACGGCATAGTGATTGCCCTCGCATTATATCTTGTGATGGTATTTCTTCTTAAACAAAATTGTGCTGTTGCTGAGAATAGAAGCATTCTGATGGGCGCAGTGATTGTCATCTATATGATTCTGTTTGGTCATGGATTACCTGGAACTCTCAATAAAAATATATAATCGTGGGGGATTATTCATGTATTTCGTTTATTTCTTCTATCTCTTTTCCATCTTCATCTACTTTATGAAAATGGATGAGACATTTTTCCTCCTTTGTTTTTTTTGTCGCCCGACTAGATTCAGGTACCGCAAATAATCCCTGCTTTGCTTTTTCGACATCCTCCCAAAACGTATCCATCATCGGTTTTAGTGATGTCCACCATTCTTCACTTCGCACCACAAGCTGTTCACTCCACTGTAACAATCTCCATGGCGTAATTTCGATCAATTCCTCCTCCTCTTTGATGTCAGGTGTCCAATCCGAGTCACAATTAATCGGACTATATACATAATAGAACTCTTGGTCACCCTTTAGTTCTGCATACCGAACAACCGCAACATATCCATAATATTGTGAAGGTCCCTCTTGATGTACAGTATTATTGTATTTAGATACGATAACCGCTTCCACAAAATCACAGTATTGTAATTGCGTCACATGGAGTTGCATTTGCATTTGCCAATAGTATTTTTTTGAAATCTTTCCATCTACCTCTCTTGTGGCAGGGCATTTGATTTCAATCAGGCGACCTGTTCTCTCATTCTTGGGACAATCATAGATCAATCCATCAGGCGAAGCGGAGCAACGAGGATCGATAGGATGGGTCAGACGTCCTAATTCCTTCAAGGTTACCCCATATTTGTCTTCATAAATCTGTTTCACGACGGGTTCAAAACGAATACCCCAATCAAATGGCTTCATCCGATCGGAAGGAATCGCAAGCGGTTGATTTCGTGGTGGAGGCGGTTCCGTCTTAGATAGTACTAACTTCCCACGTTCATAAGCAGAACCAAAGAGATGACCCAACTCACTGGCAGAAAGAATAGTAGCCATTTGTGCATACCATGCAGGTGTTCGCTGTTCAATCTGTTTTCTTGCTAACAAGGTATCTAACTCCACCTTTGTGGAAACCGTTAACATCGAATGAGTTCGTTTCAATCCCCGTCGGATCTGTTCATCATACATCTCTACTATTCTAGTCAGACAGGTTTCTTCTACCTCGGAACAATCTAATGTATAAATGATTTCATCCACTGCTTCATGCCATTCCATGCGTTGCGCATCATCTTCAGGATCTGATAGCCAATTTTCAATAAGGTCTATCAGAATCTGTAATTTTTCTTTGAATTTCATATCCCTATTTTACTATTTATATCTTACATATTTGTTTCCTCAATTTTTGCTAGTTTCTCTGGGACATCGGTCGATACCGAAAAGACGTCGTCCTTCTTCTTCTTTCTTGTACCAACTCCTTCTACTCTCGGTTTCTTTGTTGTAAATGCCCATTTTATGCTTCCATCAGGTAACCGACTAAGCTCCAATCCTTTTATGGTTGTAATTCGCTGCGTCTCTTGATTATAGAGAACCACCTTTAATGTATTTAATAGTTTTTTATCAAGTGCCTTCTGAAGATAGATGAAAAAGTTGTCTTTTTCCTCTCTTGTCATACTATACTGTGGTGCAACGTCCTCTACAAAAATACGAAGGCGATTCAAACGTAGACCACGTTCAATCCGATGCCATGGGCGCATATAGGCTTCTCGTGCACTGTCCTCCAATAATATCTTAAATGTTTCATCCGTGACAGGATGTTCAGATTCCATTGCGCTCTTCTTTTGTGTCTTGTGACGATGAATATCCATACTATCTTATCTACGTGTTTGGTGTTTAGATGACCTCTGTCCTTCGGACAGAACTAAGACCTTCTACCCTATGCTTTCATAATCATATCAAATATTTCTTCACATAAATAAGGTTCAATACGCTCTTGTGATGGAACAGGTAACCAATTATGATAATTGGTATCATTCGGAATTTTATCTCCAAATGTATAAAAGGTTCTCCAACAAAAGGTATCACTCTCTTTTGGAAGTTCATTCCATTGATAGAAATCATTCATATCCGTCTTCTTTGGATCTACACTACACAGCATAACATTCTTTCTCTTAATAAGTGGTTGATCCAAATAGATTCCATTTGGATGGAGAATATCTGTTTCTAGCGATGCTGTCGGATTCTCTTTCCATACCGTGGTTCCACCAATTGTCAGAATCTGAAAGATGTGAATGGTCATATTGGAAAGTTGTTTGGTTCTGTGAATAAATGGAATAATAAACATCTTATGTTATTATTAAGAAGGTACTTTAAATGGCACAACCTGTTTTTCCCGATCAGCATACTGTCTCCAGTTATAATGCATTTCCTCACCCTCAATTTATTACCCGAACCCGTCGTGAATCAAACACCTTTGACTCCATTAATGCTCGTCAGTTTGAACACTGGCAAACAGATGGTAAGTTTGGTACCAATAATCGTCCGGATATCAACAAGCAAGCGCCATTTTATGATATGCAACCGAGTGATAGTCGAATGAATAGTCGCAGTTATCGCTCTCAACCACGGTTTGATGCCGATTCGTCTCGTGGCGCTCAAAATCCATACTTTGATAAATATTCGGTGACGGATGATTCACGAAACATGACACGTGAACTCAAAGCAAGTGTCTATGAAGATAAAAATACGGGATATGTCGAGGAATCCAATAAATTACTCCAACGAAATTTTGATAATCGCTGGTTGAATCCAACTGTTGCCATCCAACAAGCGACTGTGGCAGAAGAGTTACGTCCTAAAATGGATGATATTCGCCTTTTTTATCATAATAAACCTGCAGATTAATTATACTTGTTCTATCCATTTACTCATTGCCTCAAAATCAGTGAGGTTCTTCTCTTTGCTAATATGAATGATATCATTGCCTGAACTGACGATACCTGATCCTGCAAGCATCATGCCAGAAACAATATGATGTTGAAAATGAATCGTATAGTGGTTGGGTTGAATGGTAACATATTTAATAGATGATGGATGAATCAACATCGTGGTAAGACGAATAAACTTCATATTTCTATTCAGTAATAGAATATGATCTTTATGTATTGCTTTAATTAAAATCCAATTCAATTGGTGTAGTATAGACCTGTAGTTTCGTAAGAGAGGATGGAGTCTGCTTAGTGCGACGACGTGTCGTTCTCACTTCTGTCTTTCCTTCCGCCTTCTCTTTTTCTTCTTCCACCGATTCCGTCTTATTTCGTTTCTGTGTCTGGGTTGTTTCCTTCAAATATGTATTGTATCCCGTGCGAATATCATCCTCGTGGGCTTCCATATAATCCAGAATTTTTGATTCCAGTGCCCAACGAAAGAAATTGAGCTTTCCAATCGTCGTCATAAATTGTTCATGACCAGGAATCGTAAACATGATACGCTCTCTGCGGCAATTGGGATCAAAATACTGCTTGGAATACGCCTTTAGCTGACCCTTGTAGCTTAGATAGACTAGAAATTCTTGACCGTTGAGGGGATAGCGAACAAACCCCTTTCGGCTGTATTTCGTCACAAACCAGTCAATGATTCGCAGACTGAGTGGCGCATCACCATTTAGATAGGTAAGCACTTTATCAATTTCCGGATGATTGGCATAGAAACGCTGCAGGCTTGAAATGACTAGTTCAGGCTTGCATTCAATCTTTCGCTTTCTTGTTTGAGGGTCTGATGTGTAGGCATCCATGTCTGATGGATAGATGGTATAGTCTCTTAGGTCCTCACCCCATTGAAAATGGGGTGGTATGTTCTGTCCGAAAGACAGAAGGTCCTCACCCCTGTTGAAAACTTGTTGAAAATGGGGTGGTATGTTCTGTCCGAAAGATAGAAGGTCCTCACCCCTGTTGAAAACTTGTTGAAAACTCGTTAAAAATAAAGCATTAAAAGAATGTGGGCTACCCCTATAGTTTTAAAGAAAAGGTAAGGATAGAATGAGTGCTCCTCCTGGACATGATATGGGTGCTTCTATGCTTCCCTCAGTAGGTGGCACTATCCATGCTATGCATGGAGGATTCACGGCATCGCCTTATACTGGTGATGTCAGTGATAAGAATACATTGTTAGGTGAACCTCCATTTGTTGTTCCCATTCCAGGATACAGGGGTGGTTCGCTAAATAATTCTGAGGTTGCAGTTGCAGTTGCGGCAAGTGCTAATGCAAATGCGGCAGGTGCCCAACCAAGTGCTCAACAAAGTGCTCAAGAAAGTGCTCAACAAAGTGCCCAACAAAGTGCTCAACAAAGTGCCCAACAAAGTGCACAACAAAGTGTCCAACCTAGTGTCCAACCTAGTGTCCAACCTAGTGTCCAACCTAGTGTCCAACCTAGTGTCCAACCTAGTGTCCAACCACCTATTCCGTCAGATCTTATCCCATCAGATAAGACAAATCCATTTGCAATTGCTGCTGTTGCGGCGGTGTCTACTAGTATGTCCAGCAAGGATGAACCAAATGAAACAGATGAACCAAATGAAACAGATGAACCAAATGAAACAGATGAATCAAATGAACCAAATGAAACAGATGAAACAGATGAAACCAAGCCAATCACCGTATATGGAAAGATATATCATATTACCAATCCAGAAGTATTTAATACAAATAATAAGGGATGGACCGATTTAATAAAGAGATTACATTTTGACATATTTAGCGATGATGAAATAAAAAAGATTAAACAAATGATTTATGATCAATCAACATGTTTAGAAGAAGATTTACCTATTATTACTGCAATCAAATGTGCTCCCATGCGAAAGATTATTCAAATGATTGCTATCAAGTTGCTAGATAGTGGATATATGAACGATTCTTCAGGTCGTACCGTGCATATTGAGTTTGATCCTGAAAAACAGGTAAAGGCGTTAAGTGAAACAAAATTTCAAATGATGATTAACCCATCGGAACTAAGTACTCCAGTAGATCCAAAGGCTTCACCTCAATCAAATGCTCCAGTAGATTCAAAGGCTCCAGTAGATTCAAAGGCTCTAGTAGATCCAAAGGCTCCACCTCAACCAGCGACTTCACCTCAACCAGAGGCTCCACCTCAACCAGAGGCTCCACCTCAACTAGTTAGTAGAGGTGGAAAAGTTCGTGATCGAAAACGTAGAATCATACGAAAACACAAATAATATAATATGTATGATGATCATTTTATGTATCCATATGATGATCATGTTATTTCACAGATTTTAAAAAATACCATGTAGATAGAATGGCACGTCCTGCTCGTGTCGATTTTCCTCCAAAACCAGGCATGATTTTGGGTACGGAGGTTGAATTACAATCTTCCAATTACGATTATGACATATTACAAAAATTAGGTCTACAAGGAGTGTCCGATGAAAATAAAAAAATCATTATGAATTCATTTTATGTTACTCCGCCTCAAAGTACAACCACCTTATCTTTAAAGCCCTATTCTGAAATTCAGCAAATTATAAAGCCATTACTTATCGATCTCATTCATCTCCAGCATCCTGATATCAAAATTTTAAAAGAATCAGCAATGGAAGATTCGTCAATTGAACTCGTCTATGAAAAGAAAAGGAATCATACGATTGGATTATCTATTATACTCCCTTCCTACCTATTAGATGATAATACATCAAAAACGATTGAAGTAATAAAATTAAAAAATGGTGTTCAAAATGGAAAAGCGAATGTACAAAAGAGACAAAATGAGGGCGTGAATAATAATGCGAATAATAATGACGCAAATGGTGATAATGGAGCAAATGGAGCAAATGGAGCACATGTTGCGAATGGAGTAAATAGAGTAAATGGATTAGTTATCATACCTGGTTCAAATGGGCAAATGGAAGTACCTATATCCCGTCAAGCTGCTATCGCAGCTGTAGCATCTAGAGTAAATAATGCACCTCTAGCCTCTAGAGAGCTTGAAGCACAAGAAGCCGCAGTAGCAGCTAGAGAACTTGATGCATCTGTAGCACAAGTAGCACCTGTAGCACAAGAAGCACCTGTAGCACAAGAAGCACCTGTAGCGCAAGTGGCATCTGTAGCACAACCAGCGCAAGTGGCACCTGTAGCACAAGTAGCATCAATAGTACAAGCACCTATACATACTGTCATATCTAATAGTATAGATCAACCATCACAGAAGCATAATTCAGGAATTGAACTAACTAGCTTACCAGTTGTATCAAGTAGAATACCAGTAGCACAAGCGCAAGTAGCACAAGTAGCACCAGTATCCGCTGTAGCATCTGAACTTGTCAATGATCCTGATGATGCAATCTTTACGACGATTGCCGTTGACGCATTTAAGTTTTATGATAGTGAAGCATCTAAAGCAACTGTGGTAGATGTATTACCTGAAATATCTGAAGCATCTAAAGCACCTAAAGCACCTGTGGTAGATGTATTACCTGGAATATCTGAAGCACCTAAAGCACCTAAAGCACCTGTGGTAGATGTATTACCTGGAATATCTGAAGCATCTGTGGTAGGTGTATTACCTGGAATATCTGAAGCATCTGAAGCATCGGGAGTACCTGAAGCATCTAAAGCACTTGTAGCATTGCCAGCAAAGATAGAGAATAAATCAATACTACAACAAAATATTGATTACTATGAGAATCAAGACCTTTCTGAAGATGAAATGGATATTGTTGAAACACTTTTAGGTAACAGAGGAGATACACGAACTGCATTTCGTTCTTTTTTTACAGAGACCCGCTCACCATCTCATGTCCAACTAAAAACGAAAAATGCACGTGCCTTGTTAGAATTAATGCGTTGCTATTTATATACTTCTATTTCATATAAAAAATCAGATGGTACAACTGCGCATATAGCAAAACGAATACAAACACGTAACAGTAATAACACTATTCGAAAAGAAAGTGATCTGACGGCACAATTTGAGAAAGATATGAAACGCACTGTCAATCCTACTTTTATATCAGAAAATAGTATACTTACATTATTATTACATAATCAACGTATTACTGTAAAGCAATTTGATGAAGATATATTTCCTATTATTGAAAAATTACCACCTTATTTAGCGGAGATTGTATGTACTTTTCATCAAGGATGGATGGGACCTGTTGGTATACGTTTTATATTAACTGACAAGCAAGCATCATTTAATAATCATGAAGGAACTGGTGAAAAATCAAATTTGATTGCATTCCGAGATGGAGATTTAAGTACAATTATCATGATTTATCCAGATAAAATTACATATCGTAATATTTCTGTGTATAGTCTGCGTCCTGATTATAATTTAGAAGGACCTCCATTGTATAATTATATTTTGATAGTTGCTATAGAGATCGATCGTTATACATTGAATGGTTTTATGCAAATTGACAAGTATGATATCGATAGATTTTTATTACATAACATAATGAATAAGTTTGAGTCAGCATATGAAGAAACAATGGATATTTCTAATAGAAATGCACAAGATAGAACCTTGGCAATTTTGTTAGATCGGCTACGTTCTCGTCTAACCAATCGATTTAGTCATGGTGCCTCGATAAAAGAAGAAAATAGAATTAAAAAAGCTTCAAGTTCAGAAGAAAATAGAAATAAAATAGTTTCAAGTACAGATTATTTATCAGCATTTTATACAAATGCTGTGAAAGCAACATCATATGATGTAGACATTATCGAATACATTATTAGCAATTTTGAATTAGATAAAGATGTGGCTAAAGAAAAAATAAAAATGCTACGTAATCCTAAACCAAAAATAGCTGATGTATCTCAAGGCGAGTCCCCATTGGAAATACGTGCTCGTAGTCGTCCTATACGTCTTAAAAAGCTAGAAAAGGAATTGGATCTCGCTTCAATTGCGGAAGATAGTAAAAAAATGAAAGAAGTTACAAGAGAAATCCAGAAGATAAAAAGAGAAGAGCAAGAAGATATAGACACAGCCAAGCACGCTGCTTTACAAAAATCTAAAGCAGCTGAGAATTTTAAAAAACAAGAAGATACGTCATCTATTAGTACACTTTTATCTAATAATTTTTTTGTAACCTATCTTAAAGAAATAGATACTCGAATAGCAACACGTAATACAGCATTAGAAGAACACCTTCGAAAAGACCCGCCTGATGCTAAATGGTATCCATATCTATTGGAACAAATTAAGCCATATAGCCAAACCCTTCAAGATAGCATATATGAGCAATTTACTATCGATTTAGAGAAGAAAGTAACACAATATGAAAAGAATTATGATAGAATTAGTATAAAAAATAAAGAAGCAAATGATGCATTATCTCTTATTCTTAATGAGGATAAATTAAATGAACTTATTATACGAATCAAAGGAATTCTTAATGCAACTACAAAGGATATTGATAATGTTACTCTTGCAGCTAAAATAGCAAAAACACTTGCTGATAGAGAAAATAGAGATGCGGTTGCGGCTACTGCTACCGCTCAAGCTATTATTAAAAATCAGACTGCTACAAAAGCGGCTAAAGATGATGCTATATTAGCAGCTCGCGCTGCTAAAGATCGAGCTATAAAATCGGCACAAGATTCAAAAAATAAAGAAGGTATTGCTAAAGCTGCCGCTGAAAGTTACAATAAATGGTTCCGTTGGTATGATAGTTGGTCAAAAAAAAGTAATATCATAAAAGATATAGAAAATCGATCTGAATTTCATAAAAAAGTGTTTGAACAAACTCGTCTTACATGTCAAGCAAATATTAAATGTGCTGCATCTGCTGCTATCTATAGTGTCTTTACAAGTCTTGCCAATAAGGCTAAAAAGTTTCTTTTTGATAAAGACAAAATTAAGCACTATTATGTTCAAAAAATAATAGCAAAATGCGATATTAAGAATGATGATCTCATACAAGAAATTGATGATGCGGAAGCTATTCTAGATATGGCAGAGGATATTATGGATAATGAACCATTGGCAGTAATAAATCTATTGAATAAAATAAAAGTATCAATAGAATCAGCTGCTGAAGTAATTGAAGAAGTATCAGAAGCAGCCGAAGATGCCGAGAAAAATGATGCTATTTTTATTGGCGTTGCAATTGCTGCCTACAAAGATCACGATAGCGGTAAGGGTGATAATGGCGACGATGATGATAGAGATGATAGTAATGATAACGAGGACAGCGAGGATAATAGCCAGGAGATCATACCAAATCAGCCAGATGCATCAGTCGCATCAGTCGCACCAGTCGCACCAGTAGCATCAGTCGCATCAGTTGAACCAGACGTATCATCCTCATCAGCCGCACCACCTCCACTACCTCCACTACCTTCACCGCCTCCATCTATGATACAAGAAAAAATAGCCAAATCCGAAGAATATCGTAATGATCTATTAAAAGCAGAACGCACACTGAACACATATCTTCTATCCATGAAAAACAATACAACCATAAAAACAAAGATAGAGGGTCTATTACGTATTATTACTGGTAAACTTGACAAACTAGAAAGCAACCAACCATTTACTAATGCAAATATAAATGAACTAGGTTCATTAAAAGAACCGCTTACTCGGTATTCTAAAATCATACCTATGAAAAATAAATTAAAAATGAAATCGAAAGGTATTTCTAAAATTATTACACAGCTTGTTTTCGATTTATCACACTCAAAAAGTGAAAAGAATAAATTGGTGAAATCTGCACAACTTGAAAAGATTAGAAAGATTAAAAAGACTTTAAATAAACAAAATATTGATGAAGAAAATGAAACAATATTGTTAGATAAAAGTACGAAAAAAATCATTGATGAAATGCCGTCTAATTCAGAAATAGAAGCGGCTGCGAAAAAAAATGCAAATGTACAAGCTGCTGAAAAAAGGAATCGTAATGTATCCAGAAAGAAAGCAATTAACATGGCGGAAGAAGAGCAAACCAGACGTGTTGCTGCTCAAGCAGAAGCTGAACGTGCGAAAGAAGTAGAAGCTGCTCGTGCTGCGGAAGTAGAAGAAAATACTCTTAAAGCGTCATCTACTATGTTCGAACAAGCAGTAGAAAATGCTAGATTACAAGCAGAACAGGATCGTATTGCTGAAGATGCTGCTCGGGCTGCTGAAGAGGATGTTCAAAAAGAGGCGACTCGTGCTCAAGAGGCGGCACAAAATAAAAGAATGAAAGCAATCCGTTCATTGGAGGAAAAGATAGAGGCTACTCGTATGAATCGTCTCTCGTCTGGAAAGTCGAATCATGCTGATGAAAATAAAAGAATGAAAGCAATCCGTAATTTGGAGGAAAAGAAAAAGACTGCAAAACGATTAGAACAAGAGGCAAAAAATCATAAAATAGAAGAAGCAAATCGTGAAAGAGAAGCAACTCGTCTTGCTGCAGAAAAGGCTGCTCGTCTTGCGGAAGAGGCTGCACGTCTTGCTGCGGAAGAGGCTGCACGATTAGAAACAGAAGCTCAAGCTCAAGCAAAAGCGCTAGAAATTGCTAAATTACAATCAAATGCTGCTCGTATTGCTGCAGCTGAAGAGGCTGCACGTATTGCGGAAGAAGCTGCACGTGCTACTGAAGCAGAAGAAGCCCGTGCTGCTGAAAAAGCTGCTCAAGAAATGGCAGCTCAAGCAAAAGCGCTAGAAAATGCTAGACTAGTGGCGCAGAATGCCGCTCTTACCACATCATCTAGTATGTTCCAAAACGAAAATGCAAAAGTGGAAGAAGCAGCAAAGGAGCAGAAGAGAATGCAAAAAATAATAAATAAAGCAAGAGAAAGCAAGGCGATAAAAAATGCTGCAGCACAAGAAGAACGCATCAGAAGACAAGAAGAATTAAATAGAAGAAAAACAGTAAATAATCAGAGAAAAAAAGAACAAGCTAATAATAATTCACTTAAAAGAAATGCAAATACACGAAGACGAGCACAGGAACAAATCAAACAATCAAGCACCTACCAAATGAATCAAGCAAGAGCAAAAGCAGCGAACAATGAAAAACGTAGACAATTCACATTAAAAAAAGAACAACGTGAACGAAATTATACAGCCAGCGCAAAAGCAGAAGCAGCCAGAGCAAAGGTAGAAGCTAATGAATCCATACGTAGAAAAACCAATGAACGTGAACGTGCTGAAATCAAAGCTTCACTAAAACTAGAAAATAATAAAAAGCGTGCTAAGAACGAGGAAATAGAACGTGAAGAACAGGCAGAATTACAACGTATTATTAATCAAACAGAATTACAACGCTCTAAAAAGGAAGCGAACGCTAGATTACAAGCAGAAGCAGCAGCCGCCAGAGTAAAAGCAGAAGAAAACGAAAAGATACGTAAAGAAACCAATGAACGTGAACGTGCTGAAATCAAAGCTTCACTAAAACTAGAAAATAATAAAAAGCGTATTAAGAACGATGAAATAGAACGTGAGGAACAGGCAGAATTACAACGTATAAGTGAACAATTAAGTAAGGAAAGATTTAAAAAAGTAAAATCACAAGTGAAAGAAGCAGAAAAGCAAAAAGCGGAACAACGAAAAATAGCTGCAGCACAACGAGCAGAAGAAGCTGCAGAACAACAAAGAATCGCAGCCGCACAACGAGTTGAACGACAAAGAGCAACAGAAGCAGAACAACAAAGAGCAAGAAACAAAGCAGCCGCACAACAAAGAGAAAGAAACGAAGCATCCGCTGCTGCAAAAAGTGAATCGAATTTGTATCGTTTGAAGAAAGAACAAGAAGAATTAGAACTCCGTAAAAAGGAAGAGAATGCCAGAGCACAAGCAGAAGTAGCTGCTCGTGAAGAAGCAGAAGAGCGAAAACGATCACATGCAGAAGCAAATCGCCAGAAACTAATACGTATTGCTCAAAATAGGGAGCAAAATAGAATTAGTATGATCACACGGGAACCAACTAAAGTAAGAGAAGCAAGACAGGCACAAGAAATCAAAAATAAGAAAAACCCAGCCACTGTTTCAGAAATGCCAGCCACTGTTTCAGAAATGAATAAATTACGAGCTGTGTTTAAAAAGGTTCAGAAATCCCATGGTACATCAAAAAAGAAAGGCGGCTTTTTCATAAAAAAACGTAATCATACACGTTCTAAGAAAATCAAACGCAATCAAACACGCCGCTAACACAATTCCACATCCTATCTTCATCCATCCATGGATCAAGATATGATGATTTATAAAAAATCCTATTTAAAATCTCATTTTTCCTCCCTTCTTCACCAGTAAATCCATTAGAAAGAGCACAAAAATGCCACTGGAAATGAACATCATGATCTCCGATGCCATTTGCTCAGGAGACGAACTGTTCATATCATCCAATCTCGCAAAGAGTTTATCCATTTTTCTCATGATTTCTGCACTAGAAAAGTCACTCAATCCATCAGCAGGCGGCTGATAATACTTGCCACCTGGTGGCGGTAAGTGCTCTACAAAAGATGTCTGAGCTTTACTTGGCGTAAGTGGCTTCCAATACATATTGACGGATGGATTGGGAAGAGTCGCACCCGTACCCGCACGAGCAACACCTGCTTCCTCAAATGCCTTGGAAAAGTCGGGTTGTAATTTATAATCCGCCTGGTCGGGAATGTAATCTGCAAAGGGTTCATCGTCAATTCCACGTCCAAAGTATTTTTTAGCACCACATCCCTGTTGCCGCTGTGCCGGTCCAGGAACATTCGTTGGAATCTCGGAAAGAGGGTTCTGATTATATGGTTCCATCGATTCACGATTCATAAATGGTTCACACGACCCTTGCGGTGCTCCCACAGGAGAATGTTCACGTAATCCCGTATTCGGATTCATCGGCGGAATCTCAGGGAGCTTTGTGAATTGCTGGCGATCCGGATCTCTCTCTTCCAGGTCCAAATAGGTAGCGGCAGGTCCTTTACACCGTCTCGCTTTTTTACGTTCTTCCTTTCGGGCGGCTCGGGTAGCATAATCTGTGGCACATCCCGGAGACGGCGCCCCTCCTATTTCCTGAAAGGCATCGTCTAAAGCGCAATAGTTCATTGCCTCTACTACCAAAAGCAATCATTCTTATATCCGATAAATCCGCTCTATCTTTCGCATTTCAAATATTGTATTTAATTATATACAATATGGTTAAATATATTTATTACACAGGTATCGGAGCAAAAAAGAGTGGGAAACATACCATAAAAGAGTTTTTAGATATAATGAATAAATCTTTTGATACAGAATGTTCTGATTACATGTCACAATTGGAATATAAACCATGTGCAACATCTAAAAAAATGGAATCTACCATATTTTTAACTAAGAACAAAAAAACTCAAAAAAGATATAAAAAACTAGTAAACAAATGTCAAACCTATAAAAAAACAAAAACAAGAAAATGTAATTTGAATGAATACATTACATTTAGTGGTGCTCAAAAGAAATAGTACGGCAATTAAAATTGTATGATATAGTTGCTTCTATAACAAATAAATGCTGTAATCAGAATGTCAGCTCCCTTACCACAGCAGGGCGGTATGCATCAAATGATTGGGAGACTTCACGAATACATAACAACCATAGATTCCCCTTCAAAAATGTTATATGGATTCCTATTGGTTATTTTAATTGTCTATTCTACCTTGATTCCATCCGAATATCGTTCCTTCGCCGATTCCATGCTGGGACGTGTCTTTGGAATTGCAGTAGTGTACGGAGTCGTAGAAGGAATGGGGTGGATCTATGGACTCTTAACAGCTCTCGCTTTTCTTCTCCTTATTAACGGTGCTCCTGCAGCATCCGAAGGATTTGATGGAGGTGGTAGTGTTTCTGAAAAGAAACGTATCGGAAATCGCTGGTTTGTAGAACAGGTTCTTGGAGAATGCCCACTGAAAATCGCAACGGACAGAGTGAATACGACTGCGATACAAGATTAAGAGAGCCTTATTTATGCTATCCTATTGAATAGAGATGAAAACCCCTACCTGGCCTGATTTTTTGTCCTTTCAACATGGTTCAGACGGAGTCTTCCGTGCTGTCGTCGTTTTACTTGCCAGCCTTTTCCTTATCAATTACAGTTCCATTTTTGAAGAGCAGTACAGTCATAAATTAACATCGCTCTACATTTATCCATGGTGGCGTATCTTAGTCGTTCTTCTTGTTCTTACTTCTGCCTTGTGGTGCCCTCGTGTCGGTATTATTATTGCCTTTATCGTATTCTTTTATTTAAGCGATATGAATACATTAATTACACCATTCACAAATTATTAACCCACATAAATTAAAAATGCGGAGCAGATAAGAGCTTTCCTACTAACAGAATGAGTCTACCGGCAGCATTTGCAGGGCAGCAAGCATCCACTCTATTGGCAATAAGTCCTATCGAAGGCTTTTTACAAATCTTTAACAATAATCCGTATTTTATCGGACTGATGATGTTAATCCTCAATTTAGGTGGACGATTTATTAGCTTGGAAGTCACCAAGAAACAAGAGCAATTCTTACAACACCCTTGGGTCCGACGTATTCTTATTTTTACCGTCCTCTTTGTTGCCACTCGTAATATTTGGGTCGCCTTCTGGTCCACCCTTACCTTTGTCCTCTTTCTCGGCTATTTGTTTAATGAAAATTCATCCCTCTGCATCTTCGGTGCGGGCGGATCTCCTGGTTCTACCTGTGCGGATGGACCCAAACCTGGTGAAGAAATGACACCCGAAGAAAAGGAAATCCTTCACCGTTTAAGTGCCAAGGCGCAACGCTACCAAACTGCTGATCAAACGAAAAAGAACATGAATCGTCCTGATCAAGAAGCCCTTGAAAAATCATTGCGATATGTTCCAATCGGTTCTACCATGAATGAAGACGGTGATCCAATCAATGATGATGTTCTTCATACTGATATCTATGCCGCAAACCTTTCCTTACTTCGTAGATAATATAGTGATATGATTAATATGATTAATATGATACTTATTGTAAGTGTCATATTAGTTATTATTTATTGTTATATTTATTATATTCATTGTACCCTGTTACAAATTAAGTGTCATCGTATTTCCTACTGGAGTTTGTACCTTACGTCGTCGATTCGCACGCTGTCCAGTTGATCCTGTACGTGTAGCATCACTACCTACGTCCGAAACGGGTGTTGTGCTAATGCTAGAGATTTCAAAGGCGGCTTGACGAGCGGGCTGCTGATAATAAGATGGTTCAGGCGCTGGAATGGAAATGGGATTGATTTCCAGTTCCGCATTTCGCACTTCCTGAAACGTCTTCAAAATGTCATCCACGCCACTGGGTCCCTTCATCTCTCGACGCTGTGGCTGTGATTGCTGTGATTGCTGTGCGTAAGATGACTGTGGCATCTGCATCGGTGGCGCTATTCCATTGGACGCCTGATTAAACGGACCTGAATTCATCTGTTGCGCATATTGAGGCTGTTGTGGCATTCCCATCGCTGCCCCCATAAAATTGCCAAATCCTGGACCCGCCTGCTGCGCTGCCGCCTGCGCAAACTGCTTCGCTAACTGCGGATTGTTCTTGAAAATGTCCGTCGGATCCACATTGGTCATCTTCGATCGGAAGAACGAATTGCTCATGTGAAACATGAATCCACTTCCCACGAGCGACATGAGCAACTTCGCTTCAGGTGGCATGTTTCCACGTCCTCGGTACTTGTCATAAAGCTCCTCAAACACTTCATCAAAATCCTCAATGTTCTCATGAACGGACTCCGACCACCCATCCAACTCCCAATCAAATGGATTAAACTTGCTATTCAGAAACTCAGCACCTGTCGCCACACCCATCAGGCATTGACGCTGGAATCGTAGAGATGCCTCCAAATTCTTCGCATCCACCAGGCGATCATACTCCTGCTGAATTTCATCCAACGCATTATCCATGGTAAATCGCTTCGTCAACGTATAACCCTTTGATTCCAGACGATTCAACTTATTAATCAATTCTGCCTTCTTCTTTCGCTCTTCCTCTGGGCTAAGTCGATTTGCGGCTGCCAAATTAATGGAAGGACCCGACGCCGTCTGTTGATTCGAAAAAAGAGGATCCTC